GCCAGCGACTTGGTGGCATGGGCAGAGCACATGGAACAACAAATGGAGCAGCTCAATGACTGACCTCTCCTCCGCTGCTCGCGCACTGGAAGCCCTCGATGACTGACCTCTCCCCTGCCGCCCAGGCGGTGCTGGATGCCGCCAACGGTCGCAGCTCCTACGGTCCAGATGACTGCCTAAGTGAGTCACGCTGGATTGCTGCCGCCGCCCTGCGGGCTACTGCGGATCAGCTTGGCTACTGCCTTGACGGGAGTGCTTATTACGTCATATCCAAGGACGAACTTCTCGACATTGCCGCCGAGCTGGAGGGCACCAATGACTGACCTCTCCCCCGCTGCCGCTGCCGTGCTAGATGCCTTTTGGAGAGACCTTGATTTCCGTGAAGACTTCACCCCTGCGAATATCGCCGCCGCCCTGCGGGCTCTAGACAGCCAACTCGGCCATGAAATCCTGGGCGTCCGCGGTGTGGACTGTTCGCAGATCCAACTCATCGCCACCGAGCTGGAGGCTCAGCCATGACCCTCGACTACCGCGCCATGTGCGCTGAGCTTGTTGATGCGCTGGATTCTGGTATTCCAGCCGGAAGGATTCGCATGTCCCCGCTAGCAGACCGCGCCCGCACACTGTTGGCCCAGCCCGAGCCAGAAGAGGATGACATTCACTACGCCTGGGAACTGCACGATGCCGAGGGTGATTGGCAAGCCGGTGGTTCCGCCAACAGCTTGGAAGATGTTCAAAGAGAAGGTAATCACTACCTGCAAACCTACTCGCAAGATGGGCCCCACAAGCTGATCATTCAGCGGCATTGCGTATCAACCATCGAAGAAGTGACCAATGACTGACCACTCCCCCGCTGCCGCCGCGCAGCATCCGATCACCCCACCGCCTGAGCTGGTGCAGCAGTGGCGCACCGAGGGCCACCATCAGGATTACTGCAGCGCTTCCGAGCACGCCATTGCCCAAGCCGCCCGCTGGGGTGCCGACCAGGAGCTGGAGGCGTGTTGCTCAGAGATGGACAAATGGGGCGACATCCACTACTCCGCCGGCTGGAAGTTCTCTAAGGATCTCCGCACCGCCCGCCGTCCCAAGCCGCCGAGCTTGAAGGAGCAGGCGCTTGACGAGTTGGATCGCATCCCGACTCACGATAACGAAGGTCGAACGGTAGGTGTTGATGTTTCCATTATCCGCCGCGCACTGGAGGCTTTAGATGACTGACATCACCACCTACAAGCTGGACGCCGCGTTTGCGCCGCTAGAGAGTTTTGACCACTGCGCCAAACCTGACGCTTTCATTGAAGTGTCGCTATGGCACAACTGCGAAGGCTTTGATGTCCACCTGAGCAGTTACTGCGATCAGAGCTTCAAGCTGACCTGGGGTGAGTTCAAAGCACTGAAGAAACTTGTGAAGGAGTTGGACAAGTGATTGACCTCTCCCCCGCCGCCGCCCTGGAGCAGCTCGATGACTAGCAACACCCGCGCCCAGCGCCTCGTCGATGAGTTTGAAGAAGCTGCCACTGATTGGGAGGGCGGGAAGTACAACATCCGCCACGGCATCGCTGGCGTGCTTCGGCATATCGCGGACACCGATGCTCAATACGGCGACATGGAATCGTTTTACGCCGTTCCAACCCGCACCCTTGAGGACCTGGCCGACGCGCTAGAGGCTCCAACCCTGCTGGAACGCGCCATGAAAGGCGATGCCACCGCCGCCAAGCAGTTCCTGCATGAGGCTGGCTTCACTGACAAGCAAGGCCACTGGCTCCCGCAGTATCAACCAATTCCTGATGACACCGATGACTGACCTCTCCCCCGCCGCGCAGGCGGTGCTGGATGCGACTGATTACCCGGAAGACTGGGCGACTCGCATTCGCGTTGCCGCCGCCCTGCGTGCTGCTGCGCTGTACTGCAAGCGCGACTCAGCAATCGTGCTAAGCCTGGCTGACGAGTTGGAGGGGGCCAATGGCTGACCACCCGATCACCCCACCGCCTGAGCTGGTGGAGCAGTGGGATAGCGAGGCTGTCGCTGCAGAAATGCCGGAGCAGCTTTACATCGCCACCCAAGCCGCCCGCTGGGGTGGCGACCAAGAGCTGGAGGCGTGTATCAACTACATCGGCGGCGAAGGCAAGTGGTTTGCCAACCCATGGCATCGCTTGACTGAACTCCGCAACGCACGCCGCCCCAAGCCTCCGAGCTTGAAGGAGTTGGCGCTTGCCGAGCTGGAGGGCGCCAATGACTGACCTCTCCCCCGCCGCCCAGGCGGTGCTGGACCAAGCCATTTACAAAGGGCCCGAGCTTGAAAAGCGTGTAGCCGCCGCCCTGCGGGCTGCTGCGGATCTGATGGTGCCAGAGCCCGAGGTAACACCTGGGGGATCCAAAATCTGGCCGAGTGAAGCAGCGTTTTCCATCCGCCGCCAAATCCTCGCCATCGCCGCCGAGCTGGAGGGCGCAAATGGCTAACCAATTTCGTGACACCACGAAAAAGGTCTTCTCCCCCGCCGCGCAAGCGGTGCTAGATGCCTTCCTTGGGGACGCAGAAGACACTGGCTTGCAGATGGATGACTTGCGTGAAAACGTTGCCGCTGCCCTGCGGGCCGCTGCGGATCAGGTGGTGCCTGTATGCAGCACCAAATCCGATCGCGGCATTCAGCGCATGATGATTCGCAACGACCTGCTTATCATCGCCGCCGAGCTGGAGGGGAGCAATGGCTGAACGCACCACACCGGAGTGCTGCGAAGCACGGGAGAGCTGGGCAGATTCTGCCAACTGGTTTGGGGACACAGAAGGTGTCTACCGGATTCCTCATCTGACCGGCACTCGGCATCGCTTTAACTTCTGCCCAAGCTGCGGAGCAGAGAGGCGAAGTGCGATTGTAGTCCCCACTAAACTGACAAACTAAACATCGGCACTAAAATCATCTAGCAAATCCGAATCTAAGACAATGACAGACTACAAACAACTATGTAAAGAACTGATAGATATCAGAGAAAATGGGGTTTTTGAGGAATGGGATAACGCTATAAAAAAACTAAAAGCTGCGATTGAGCTAGAATCCGAGTCCGGAGATCGGCCCACGCGGCGCCAGTTGCTGATGCTCGCAGAAAGATTTTTTCCGGATTCGGGATATCGCGAAGAGGAAGTGGCGTTCGCTCGCGAAGTTTTAGCTCTGTGGGGATAATAGGGGTTGCCCAGAGCAGAAAATGAACGACGACACTGCCGCCCTGATCTTCTGTATTTTTACAGCTGTTGCAATAGGAGTATTGTACATATCGTCAGTACAATAAGCAGAGCTACTATGTCCATTTCGGTTCGATGGATCGCTGGGTAACAACTGTAGGAGCGGTAATAGCTCTACTTACAGCAATTATAGGCGGGACAATAACAATAGAAACTCGTTATGCAAAATCAGCTGAAGTAAAACAACAGCTAGAGGAGTACTACGCTAAACAATTAAAGCTGCGGATACTGGAAATTGACCTTAAGTCGTCCCCCACGCCGGCCGATCAAGCTTTAAAACAGTATCTCCTGCAAGAACTCCGGAAGGAGCAGTAATCGAAACAGCTGCTAGCATAAGTAAAACCAAAACTGAATATGAGCGAATTAGTTCTCAGTACTCTCGACGACGGTTGTATAAGAGTGTGCCTTTCTGAAGAAGGTATCACAGCCTGCTGCATCGTCAGCAGCCATCATCTTGTCGAAGAAAAAGAAAAACAGTTAAGGCAGGCGATCGTACGAACAGCGATCAAGAGCATCATGGATTAAGCTCATCAATATGAGCCCAACCGGCCAAGCCAAGGGAAGCGTCGGAGGTAGCAGCCTCGATAACGGCTGAAATGACATCAGGCATCCGAAGGCGAAGATCCCGGCCGATACAGTTAGCTATATACTTGTGTTCTTTTTGTGTACCAGGCGCAGAGCGAACACCAACAAAAAATAACCAGCTTCTCAGAGTACCTTGCATATGTAAGCGCGTAGGGGATCCGATAGGAAGAACTCTCCGAGCGCACTCTTTTGCCACGCCGTCCTCAACCATGGCTTCGTATAAATTCTGAGCCATAGACCAAACCAGACGAATCTTACCCCTGTACTGTTCCTCGATAAACAAATCGTCGTACTCAACACTATTTTGTCTGTTTTTCAGGTCTTGGCGCCGCAGCTCAAAGAACGCTGGATCCCCGGCGAGACCTGAAAGCACCTTGTTAGGGTCGCAATAGCGCTGGCTAGTCTCCTGGAACGAAAAAGACTTATGACGGATAATCTGAGCGGAAATATCTCTAGTCGTTATGATTTCATAGCTGGCACAAACTTGCTCAAAAACGCTAACGTGTCCCTTCTGAATGCAGTACTTTAACAGCTTTATAAACTCAGGTCGGTCCGGATTTTCTGTGGAAACCCGAGCGTGACGAGCTAAAACACGCTCAGGCTCCTCCGTAATCCAATCAAGGCTGACCTTATTTAAGTCACTCAGGGGATTCGTCAAGAGTGCCGAACTCCGGTACAGCTCCGGCAATCGTAGCTTTGATTCGGTCGACTAGCTCAGGATTGGCCACGCCGATGGCGCCAGCAAATCTGCTCGCCTCCACATCAGAATCGGCAGCAAGATCAAAATCAAGCTCAGTGCCGGCGAGTCTCATATCAAGTTCTGGGGAAAGTTTGTTCGTACCGTAAACGCTTGGTGATATCCGAAGCTGTAAGACCCCGGAGCTCTCTGGGGTTAAAGGATAGCCTCTGACCCGCTAAACGGATAGGAAAGTCGTTCAATTTTTTGCCTCCTGTACTTTAAGTTTAGATGCAGCCAGAAGGTTATTGGCCATATTGTGTGTGTTCAGTGGATACTCTGAACTCACAGGGGGCCGACGTAAAAAGTTTTGCACAGGCAGAGACATAGCTAACCGCATACGCTCACGGCTTTCAGGCTTGTTCTGAGCGAACGACAGCATGTACTCTTCCTGAGTCATATCATCGGGACTATCCGGCAGAGCAATAGCTTGCTGGTTGTACCCGGCCACGCCGCTGACGTAGGTCGATTTTTTGATGTTCCCTTCGCCGTACTCGACAGGCGGGACCGGAGCACGGCTGTAGGACCCGAGATCCTTTTCAAGCTGCGCCGCAACCCGCGTAGAACCGTTGTGGTCGAAGACCATACTCCGGCGAATTGAAGCCAGAAGCGGGGTGTTATAGCCCGTCAAGCCAGCCGGAAAGCGCATTTCCGGGTTGAGTTCGGGGACCGGAGCCGCACCGGGTTGAGGTAAAACAGCCATCAGTGGTCCCCTCGATTTTTACTTTGACTGATTACACGTATATTAGCTGAACTGTTGTTAAGAGGATTGCCGTCTTTATGGTCTACATCCCGTCCGTCTCCTTTTGAGACTCTGCCGGCTCGCTCTAGACGGCGACGAGCCTTATTTCGAGCTGCTCGGCGTCTCTTCTGAGACTCCGTACCGTGATACGAATCGTACTCTTCACGATAGTTACGGTCGGAAGTCATCTAATTAGCCACGAGGGGCTGCTAAGTGCTCGATATTCCGCAGCTCAAGAACTGCATGGGGGCCCTTATCACGGAATGTGAGAAAGAGCTCCTCTTTAAATCTATCTGCAAGACCTGTATAGCAGTGATTTTCTGGCTGGTATTTGCGGTACAAGAACTCCATGAAGTTAGCTTTTCTTTCCTCTGCGACAACATCCCAAGTCAGAAGAACATTCTCGATGTCGTAGGTGTTCGTCAGTTTCATAATCACCAAGAGATAGCCTCAATGTACCAGCCAGACTTGGGCCCTTCAGGCAACCAGCGGGGACCAAGGTTCTTTTGACTATACCGCAGGGCTTTACCGTTGGTATTGAGGTACGTGCCGCTAACAAGATCCAATTCCCCAAAAGGATCGTTGACAATTACACCCTGATAATTCTTCCAAACTCCGATAACCGTGAGCCAGTGTCCTCCGCCGGTAGGAGCATCAACACGCCCTTTATGAAGAAATCCGATAGGAATAGGAATACCGACGCGAATTAAACGCGTCAGCTCTGCCCACGAGCCGGTTTGTTTGAACTGAGCGGTTACGCCGTAGTGCTTGAGTGCTTTTATTTGAACAGAAGCGTCGGTAGTATCCCCGTAGCTAAAGACAGTGTTGATGTATTCGTCGTCGCTCTTGATGGCTTTTGGTTTCAAATACTTTAGCAGCATGGCGCAGGAGCTACTGAAGCATGTTCTGTACGGGTCCCGACTATTGTCTAACTGTGAATAGTACGGAACATCCAGCACCGGAGGGGGCGTAACACCGATAACTGCTGCGCTAGGTGTAGCCGGAGGAGTAGGTGCGAGGGGGTGACTCTCGTTAACAATCTTGAAATGGCTGGGCCAGAACCACCACGGCTGTTCCGGGTGGCGGGTTAAATGCACTTTGTAGTGGGGTTCACCAGCGATCTGCTCGATTGAGTCCCATTGGTGAGCGCTACCTTGGGGGACAAACAGTTTCTTTTCAGCAGGGAGCTCAGACGCCTGTAGCGGCTCCCGCTTTAGCCAGGTGTCCTCAACAGCAAAAATCGAAGAAGTCATTTCAATAGGATTGGGGAGAGTTAAGAATAAATCGTGTTCAGCTTTGCGGCGTCGGGTTAACCCAAGAATAGGTTTTCCGTTTACTTTATCCCAGCGAAAAAATTCAGCGGCAACAGTTTTCTTGTCTGTCTCGGAATTTAACAGTCTGATTAGAGTCGAATTGTATAATGCGCTAGAGCCAACGTTATAAGCAAAGCTGACTAAAGCATCAAACTCATTCTGATTTAGAGAAACAGTAACAGTTTTACCGATACCCTGCTCAATAGAAGTTAAGGAGTTCCGCAGATACTCCTCAGCCTCACCCTCCGTAATTCGCATACCGACGCGAATATTTGGGCCCGTAGTTCCGTAGCCCACGGTGGGGACATTCGCGGGACACAAGTACCCGACTAGGCGAAGACCCTCGAATTGTTTAATAAGGTCAACACCTTTCTGCCCGGTTTTCATGCAAATCAGCTGCTGTACAAGTCAATACCAATCTTATAGGATGCGCTACTACGCCCGTAAAGCTCAACGTACGCATAGTGCGTACCAGAAGCGTTAATAGTCCTGGTCGTAATGCTGTTTTGGCGGGAACTGAGTTTAGACGGCGACGCTTCAATAATCTCGACACCAGAAGCGTTAAGGATGACGACGTTGCCGCAGTTTCTCTGCTCCCGGATGTTCACCTGAAGAATACCAGTTGCGTTAAAAGTAAGCGGATAAAAATCAGAAATTTTGTAGTAACCGTCAGCAGTATAAGTTTTAGAAGTAGCGGAGTTAACAACGACGCCACTGGCGTTCAGAACACGACGCTGATCAAAGTGTGTTGAGCAGGTTCGACGATCGGAAGCGGTGATACCACTACCCAACGTTGTATCTAACTCAGAATCTTTCGTGAACTGAGCCATGTTATCAAGGAAGCTGTAAGTACACTTTAAACGATAAACGGAGAGAAAGTTTAGCTAACTAACTATTTGCCTTGTCCCCGGTACTTTTTGCGTCCACGGCGCTTCGGGCGGGACAGCACCCCATGGCCGATAGAAGTGGTCTTCGGCTTCGATTCGATTTTGTTTGAGACGCCTTTGGGTTTTGCCATCAGAAAAAATTCAGGCGCACTAAGTGTAGGGAGAAAAAACGAAAAGCGGAGAGCCTTAAAAAACTGAAATATATAAGTGAAAGATCAGCTAAATATTGTTATGAACCCAAGCAAGTAACTTGAGCTCCCGTTCACTAGACCAAAACACCTGACCCCTGAACCACTCCATAAAGTCCAAAGAACCCTTTTTGAGATTACAGGCTGCACAAGCAGCGACCAAATTGTTCTTGACAGTCAATCCGCCTTTAGCTCTAGCAATAACATGATCTAAGGTGGTGGGCCTATGAGCGCCGCAATAGGCACAGCAGCCCCAGGAATCAAAAATGTCTCGCCTGAATCGTTTTCGCGCTTTATTTTTCTGGAGGCATTCAAGGTTAAAAACCAGTTGCCCTTCGCCCACGCGGGTTGCTCGGCTGCTTCAAGTGTAGGCAAAAAACCGTAGCAAGAATTGTAAAAAAATCGAAACGAACCGGAAGAAAGTAGAATTTAAAAAGTTAGTTTGTGGAACGTGGGACCCGAAACGGTCGTAGCTTTAGGAGCGGCTGTGACAGCTTTTTTGACTTGGAACCACCAGCAGCGCCAGCGGGTGATTGACACACGATTCGATTCGGTAAAAAACAAGATAGAGTCAGTGGAAACTAGATTAAACGAGTTGCCAATTAAGTATGTGTTAAAAGCAGATCTGGAGGTGCAGTTAGACGATATTAGGCGCAGACTCAGCAGCATCAACGACAAACTGGATCAACTGATTATGAAGGATAAGCCTTGACAGAAGGCTATACTGCCTAGGTGCTTCACATAAGTAAATTGAACAATTTAAATATTCAGTGGGTCACACAGGACCCGGATTTATTTGAACTTGACTGGCTACAAGAGATTCTACAAATCGAAGCTATACACATAGTCAGAGACGTAGTAAAGGATAGTTTAGTTGATAAAAACACTTTGATTATAGGTAACCATGCAGTAAATTATAGATACATTCTAGAAGATCTTAGACAAAACCATAAAAAGTATGGTGTCTTATTATTATCGGACGAAAATCTTATCGAACCGTGTGAATGGCTGCACGATCCCTCGTGCTTGTTCTCAATACGGAATTACGTAAACCCGTGGCTATTTGGGCACCCGAAGGTAACAACGATAGGACTCGGGTATAAAAGAGGATTTATTAACGGACGGTTAAAAGAAAAATCAATATATGAGCGAAAGTACTGGTGGTGTTTTGCTGGTACTCCCCACGGTGAGCGGGGTGTGATGACTGAGTGCTTTAAAGACTTGCAAGTAGGCAAAATCCACTACTGCTCGGGATTTAATGCAGCGGACGGATTAGGGGTAGAAGAATACGCCAGCGTTCTTAATGACAGTGTATTTGCGTTATGTCCGCCGGGGCAAGACAGCATGGATAGCTTTCGGATATACGAAGCCCTTGAGGCCGGTTGCATCCCGGTCGCGCTAAAACGGACCGAACGAGTGCCGATTCACCCGAGCTACTGGCACGCAATTTTCGAAGGCGAGCAAGAACTACCGTTTATTCTCGGAGACTCTTGGCAAGAATGCAGAGAACAAGTAAATAAAACTATAGAGTTACACAAAACAGAAACGCTGCAGATAAACTGTCAACGTTTATGGGCTAGGACAAAAGAGAAGTGGAAGGATCAGATAGAAAAATTAATGAGGGAGTTCTAATTTATCTAGGTGCTTTGGGTTTCTTAATCTTTAACTGAGCAGGAAACAGATTCCGTAACAGAGTGAAGGCAAGTTGAACTAAAGAGTTCTCACGAAGCTTAGACATACCGACAACTTCGGAGAGAACGAAGAGGGCGATAGCTGCCCACATTTCGGTTTTATCGGGTGTGACCATAACAAAAAACCAATCTACTAAGAGTTTAGCTCCAAGAGTAAAAATTTGTCGACGCTTTTAATCCCCAGTAAATTCAGTTCAAACAAGGACTAAAGCGGCGTTGTCCTGAAGCTGTCCGTGTCAAAGTCGGCGGCGCCACGCTCCAGCTCGTCAGCGGTGAAGGTGGTGCGGGTTCTGCTTGACGGTGAGAGTAGAGCATAATCAGACCAGCGTGATGCCCCACTTAAAGGCTAGCCATGCTTGCAGCGAGTCTCGATCAGTGCTGCCAAGCACAGAAGAAAAGCAAATGACTTCAGCAATTAAACCCCGCCATCCGCGATCAGCATTGTCACGATCCATGCCGAGCTGGAAGCCATTGGTTGTAGTAATTGCGGTTAGGTCGGATTTGTTTGCTCTAAGTAAGCATGGGCTTTCGATCTCGGGGAAAATGTCACTGAATTGATTTGTTGTCCCTCCATTAAGGTAAACTCTATCAATTCCATAGGGGCCCTCAAACCCGCTCCCTGTTACGTTGAGGTAAATGTTTGTATTGCTAAGACTTGTGATTAGCGCAGCGTATCCGCTAACGCTCCCGGTAGCGCTGCTGTCTGCTATTATGTACAACTCAGCAACTGTCAGCGATGCAGTGGAGCTGCTGCGCAAATAGTTGCTATGGGTTGATGTGCCCCAATCCGATACTTTTTTGCTGTTGATTGTTGTTGCGTAGGTCGGACCAGTTGCTGACTTGGTTAGCGTGCGGTTTGCACTTCCTTTGTCTGTGATTTGCGTGATCTGCCCGCTGGAGGTAGTTACGGTCGATTCATCAGCAAAGTCGTACCAAAGAACCGGTGACAATCCTGCCGTTGGATCGGTGATGACTTGCGGCCAAATTCCAGCGCGCTTGGCCACTGCCTGCTCCTCTAGCATCCAGACACCTGGGGCGCTGCTGGTGGTGGTTGTGCGCTTGGCGCCGGACAGGCCGCCGTTTGTAGCGAAGACAGGAGACATGGCTAGTTGACGGAAGGTGGCATCGGCCAGGTGATGTCAAACGGATTGGGTGCATCGGCGAGGTCGCGCAACTCTTGGCGGTAGGTGGCCCAGGCGACGCGATCAGCGCCGAGATCGTAGTCAGCGATCTGTGTCCAGTCGCTGGCCTGCAGCAGTTGAATGCGCTGCTGGCGCACCTTGGCGTGTTGCTCTTGCAGCTCATCGAAGTTATAGGGACGCACCTGGAAGTCAGAGCCGTCCCAGTCCACGGTCTCGGTCTTGTAGTCGCACTCGGGGCGCTCGTAAGGTCCGCTGTAGCCGGCACGCTCCAGCTCGTCGGCGGTGAAGGTGGAGTTGTCGGTGCGCGTTGATCCGTCCGCAAACCGGATTCGGTGCGGCAACGGGGCGGGCTCTGTTTGGCGGTGGGAGTAGAGCATGGTTAGACCAGTGTGATGCCCCACTTAAAGGCTAGCCATGCTTGCAGCGAGTCTCGATCAGTGCTGTTCAGGACGGAGGAAAAAACAATGTATTCGCCAATCAAGCCAGACCATCCACGATTTAGTCCGTAGTTGCCGCGATCATTGCCGATTTCAAACCCGCCAGTTGTATTAAAAGTAGCGTCCGATGAGTTGTTAATCCGCATGATTGCAGGATTGTCTATTGACGGCGAGCTAAACAGGCTTGAGTATCTGTCGCTGGCGCCTCCGTTGATATATGCGCGATTGAACCCAGTGCCCGACTGGGTAAGCGCTCCGCCAGCGCCGAGCATATACCAGGCATCATTGTAAGAAGTGAAGAGGCCGGCGTAACCGCTACCTCCTATGGTGCCGCCAAAGCTTGCATCCACAACTACATACACCTCGCCGATCGTAGTAGATGTAGTGCTGCTGTTGTACATGAAATTAGCGTGAGCAGCACTTGTGCCCCAATTTAAGCATTTTTTGCCGTTGATGCCGGTAACATAAGTTGGCTTTGTAAATGAGGAAGTTAACGTCCACCCTCGGCTGCCTTTGTCAGTGACTGACGTAATGTCACTTCCAGAGACTGTCACTTTAGTCTCATCGGCAAAGTCGTACCACAGTACCGGCGACAAGCCTGCCGTTGGATCGGTGATGACTTGCGGCCAAATCCCAGCACGCTTGGCCACGCTCTGCTCATTCTGGAACCACAGGCCAGATGCCGAGTTAGCGGTCGGCACCTTGCGCGTACCTAACAGCCCACCATTGAAGCCGAGCATCAGCTGATTTCCTCGTAGCTGATGACCAACTCCAGATCGCTGGCGGCACTAGCCACGGCGCGGAGGCTGTCGCCTTCTTCCAAATAGATGTACGCCTCACGAGTTACCAGCACTTGCGTGGCATCAGCTGGCACGGCGAGGGTCTTGGCCAGGTAGAAGTCTGTGGTGCCGTTGTAGTAGCTGAGGCTGATGTCGGCCGCTGCGGCGCCGTCCACATTGGCGCAGTAGACACTGTTGATCTTGAAAACTTTGCCGCTGGCTGCGCTGTTGGTGAGCGCTGCAGCGAGGCTAGCAGTAACAGCGTAGCCTTCGGTCTTGCCGGTTACCGTCGTGACGGACGATCCACTCTTGATATTGGGAGCAGCCATGGATCAGCGCCAATCAGTGTAGAGAATATAATTCCAGTATAAGCACGCCGCAAATCCTACGTCAGCATCATCAGTAGCCGCGTCTTCAACAAACAAAAATGGCTCCTGCGAGTTCCAGTTCCAGTCGCTCCAATCGTTCCAGTAGCCATTTGATTCCGTGACAACAACGACGGGAGCATTAATATTTCGGCTACCGACATCGCTGTAAACTTCTGGTGTATAAAAACCAGTGTCCTGACTACTGCGATTAGATGTTCTACGTATAGGCATAAGGATTACACCTACACATCCGTATCGCCTAGAATCTGCACTGTAACATCAGAAACGGTAGTTGCATAACCTTGAATACTGTCACCCTGATCAATCAAGGTAACAGGATACGGATACTCAAGTAAAAATGTTTCAGTACTAGCAAGAACAATTTCAGTAATTTTATTACCTGAACTTGGAATTCCAGTGGCTAAAGAAACGTCAGGCACGTTAAAGATCGCCACGGTGCCTGAGGCTGAACCGGCATTGTAAAAAGAAAATCCTTTTATGTAGCTCTTAACGCCAGAAGGATTAGTGTACAGAACTCCAGTAGCGTTAGGTACACGTTGGATATTTGCGAGGCGTGTATATTGTCTAGCCATTGCAGTAAGAAAATGAAGGAACTACACGACTTTAGTTAAGTCTAGCAAATTAAAGCAATAGATCAAGAATCAGGGAAGGCGGCGGTCGGTGGGGTGAAGTTGGCGGTGTAGCGGGCAACGCCTTTGGTGATGCGGAGGTCATCAATCTGCCCAATCCAATACTCACTGCCGGTAGCGTGCTGTGATCTGCCCAGTTGCATTGATGCGCTGCCACTATTTATAGTGGCGCTGGTGGTGGCCGTTGCAAATGCTGTGCCATCCTTAAATGCCTTTAAGGATGATCCAGAGCGCGCAACAGCATAATGGTGCCAGTTGTTGTCATCATCTAAGCCAAGGTTGCTGGCCACTACGTTGTTGTTGACATACATTTGATCATCCCTGAACAAGATGCCGTCTGTATAATTTCCTAGCGTAAATAGTGTTCGGTAAAAGATTGCGCCTGCTGTTGTGCTCCAGCGTGCCCACATTTCAACAGTGAAATCGCCGGGAAAATTAAATAGGGAGCTGGCTGGCGTTTCAATGACTTTGGATCCAGATTGGAAGTCGGCAGACCCTGTGCCGAACTTGTACTGAGCTGTTGTTACAACAGCCGTGGATGTCATCGTGAGTGCATTTGTGCTGCTGTCTGTAAACGTTGTGCTCCCGTTGCTGCCGTCCATGTGCAGCAGCAGGGAGACGCTGGAAAAATTCGGATCAGTCGGACTTCCCGTTGACCGACTCCCCGTCACACGAAAAGCTTTAGGCAAATAGAATCCGCTACCCTTACTAGCCCGAACAGAAGTGCGACGAAACGGCATGAGTTACAGAAGTAATAAAGTATCCGTGACCTCGGCGCCAGCAGGTCGCGCCAGAGCCGCATTTCCACTAGCTAAAGCAGTGGCGGCAAGACTAAGAGCAGCGTTACCGCTGGAGAGCGCTGTTGTCCCGACCACGAGGGCAGAGTTACCACTAGCAAGTGCCGTCGAAGCAAGACTAAGGGCTGCGTTACCGCTGGCTTGTGCTGCGGTATCTGTACCCGGAACCGTGTCCCCAACGGGAAGCTGAGAGAAACCGCCGCTAATTAAGATAAGAGGTGTTCTTAATGCCATGAAACTACTCAGTCAGAATGATTTTAGGCTGAATCTCAACCTCAAGTTGATTCTGACTTAAAGCACGGCCAACATACACCAAAGCACCGTAACCATCCGCCAACGAGATAGCGCCAGACGTAGTTGTGTACTTGGTGAGCTGCCCTGAGAACTTGGAGAGATAATAGGAATCTCCCGGTGTAAGCTGAGCGTCTGCAGTAATATTAGATCCGTACACTGTAACGATATTGTCGGAATTAATCGTTACGGTGCCCGAAGCGGCCGCAGCATCGACTGCAAAGCCAAAAACATTATGTCGAGACGAACTCACACCGCTAGCAGCGGAAGCAACAACCAGTGCGCCAGCATCAAACGTCACGGGCTGACCGGAAGCGATCGACTCAGCAGCAACATAAGTTCGTACAGAACTAATATCCGTACCACTAACGGTAAGCACATTGCCACTAGAAAGTACGGTATTGCTACCAGCAGCTAAAACGTGCCCAGAAACTGAATTTTGGAATACAGAATCATAATTAATATTGAACTCAGTAGAGTTAACAAGATAAAGCCCAGAGCCGGCGGAAAAGACTGTGCCAGATGCACTGGTAATAGCCGAGTTAATGATCGAAACAGCGCCGCTCGTAGTTAGATAAATACCCGAACCAGCTGCGATAGGCGTGCCTCCGCCCCCGCCGCCACCTGTAACACCACTAAGCGTATAGTTTAAATCAGTAATTGCTTGAACGACACCAGCAAAATTTGAAGGATAACCTTGACTCGATAATGTAAATGAGGTGGTTCCCACGCCGCTGACGGTGAAGATAACGTCGGTTAAAGCGTCAATAATGCCTTCAAAGCTCTGAGAATAATTGGTATTACTCATGAGCTATTTACGACAAAACTGTGTTGTCCAGGAGATAATCAGGCTGAACACTTAAAGTATAGCTCATCCATTTTCAGCCAGCTTCTTTCTCCGTTTAGCCGAAACGCGCTTCACAACGCCGATATGGCACCCGAGATTTTTAGATACCTGACTACAGGTATGTCCAGCTTCTAGCTGAGCCAAAATTTCGGAACAAAACCAAGATGACAATGTGCGCCGCTCAACTGATTCTCGAATTTGCTTAAACTGCTCTTCCGTAGCGTACTTATTTAAGACCTGTCTAACACGCTCTTTTGTTATGCCGAACTCTTTGCCTATTTCTGAGTAAGACTTGCCCTCCAAGCACAGTGAGTACATACGCTCAAATCTTTCACGACGGAGGCAAACATTATGCACAGTCAAGTTGTTACTAGAAAGCATACTTAAAGCATGGCTTTACGCACGATACTGGCTGGCAGCTCTGTCGTCAACCCTACCGTGAACAAAAGACTGCTCAGCAATCATCCAGGCAGGAATATTGAGCGTGACAGCCTGTCTGCGGCATTCAGACCAAAATTCGTCATCAGGAACTTCATTTAAGTTCCGGGTTCCAGTGAGGTCGGAGTTCACGATGAATCTGGAGTCCATATGTTAACAATACCAAAAGAAATTCAGAAATTCAAGAAGATCAGCAGTAGGCAACAAAAGGACGAAGAACTGTAGGCCACGTTGGGTTCAGAAAACTGTGCTTGAAAAATAAGCCTTAAATTTCTCCCGCTTAACGCAAAATTCGCTTTAACAGCGTATTATAAATAGTTTAAAATATAATTACGCGTTAAAATAAATGTGTCGAGCTACAAAACCGCCAAACCACTGGATTTTTTAAAAACACCTAAAAAACGAAATTCGGTTAAGGGTTTTCCCTTAGTAAGACCAAAATAAAGAAAGGAAACCGAAGCGGCTGAGCCCTACACTGTGTGCGCTCTGTGCGCTGTGCTAGTCTGAGACTAAGTTGGATGTGCCTATGACACCTACGACTATTCTGACCTATTGCCTCGGGATCCTTGACCCCATCCCGATTGCGGTGCCCTCCACGCTGGCACGCGAGACGTACGTCAGAGGAAATTTTCGGGTTCGGCTTTGGGAGGAGGTGGCGGAGCTTGAGTGTTTGTGCGGCCGCAGCCCCCGGATCCCCGTACACACAAAGGACTTGCGCAAGGCAAGCCCGCTGCACGGGCTAGAAGCTTGCGACATCTGCGTACAAGAATTTAAAAACAGTAAATCCAGATCACAATTAGTAGAAGCGTGGATTCGCCGTAATCGGTTCGCACTTAATCAGGACTCTCACCTTTATCTACCCGAAAATCTGAAGCGATTTGTTTCAGAAGGTCAAATTATGCGCCCTAAACGGTGCGTTTACCAGGCTTACCACGGGGCAGACCTAGGGTCGGAGGATCATGTGCTGTCGACTTGCGGCGATCTGGCCTGCCTAAACCCTCTACATATGATGCTAGGTAAAAGCCCAGCTAAAAAAATAACACCTCAAATGGAGAAAGACATTACAACATGGCTGGAGAAGAACATCAAAACAAAAGCGATCGTCGAACTTATAAACACCAAGTATCAAAAGAAAATCTCAGTGCGAACAATTCAACTAATTCAAAAAGAATGGCGGCAATCCGCCGGCACGATGAGTTACTGCGGCTGTTAATATTCCAGCAACCGCTTTCGGCGGCTGAACTTCGTGAGGAATTTTACATACCCAAAGACAGACTTCAAAGATCCCTACGACAACTGATGAGTGTTAACATTGTTATTAGGGTAGACTTTGAAAGTCACACGTTGTACGCAATTAACGGCAGCTACAACACCCTTATTCAACACACATTAAAACTATGAGTATCTCCCCCACGCCTGTCGAGCAAAAAATTTCGCTCTGGGATTCCAGATATGTTATCGAAAATCTGCCTATGTGGATCTATACCGATAACGAGCAACCCAATAGTTTGTCTGAGTGTAAGGCTAAAATTTCGTCCTTGAAATACACTATGGACGATATCAGCTTACAAATCGAAATTAGAGATCTGGAGTTGAGGACAGGAAATAGCCGGCACCAGACAAGCTTTGAGTACGAAAAGTGGAAAACTCAAGCTCTTAGGGCTAAGCAGACTCATATGTATTTGCTTAACGCATATACTTACTGGTTACTATTAAATGAGCGCAATCAAAGTGACGACAAACTTACCTATAAAATCGATACGTTGATTCATCTTTTGATTGAAGACCCGATCGATTTCGTTCCTCGCCTAGAACAACTGTTGTGAAGTGCGTTAAGAACAAAAATCACACAGGGTTCACTACAGTTTGTCCAACTTGCGTAAACGAGATAAACAAACCAATCATCGAACCTTGTTTAGCTGACATGGAGCCCGAACTAAGGGCTCTTTTTATGTCTGTGAAATCGTCCAAGCGGGTGATAGGAAACTGCTGGTACGTAAACAGACACAAAATTAAAGTGAATAACAGAACGTTTAAAACAGAGAATCTCCTTTATGCTTTCTATAAAGGTGACATAGCTAACGCTGTTTTAAAACCGATCTGCACGGATAAAACCTGTGTAAATCCGGCTCATAAGCGCTCACGGTTTGAAAAAACAACCATAAACAAAGTTGTAACTAGCGGATTTAATAGGAGAAAGGTAGATTTCACAAAAATACCAGATGCGCAATGGCTAAGAGAGGTTTAAACTGAGCTCGCTGTTTGCGGTAAGAAGGGCCTGCAAACAGTACTATGGGGCTCGTGCAGTTTTCGCCCTTTCCTGCGCGACGTAAGCGATCTTGATTGCCGGACGTTCCGGTGATCAGGCGGCCCCACACCTTTCTCTTATGGAATCACTTAAAGAAATCACACAAATTCTACAGAGCATCGATTTATCGTTACAAGTTATTGCGTCTAGACAAAATGATAACGCACCTGCTGTTTTAGTGACCAAAAAACAAGTAGCTGAAGCGCTTGGAGTCAAAGCCGTTACAATTGATAAGCTCGTTTACCAGGGCATCGTGTCTCAAGGCAAATCCGGTTTAGTTGAACGAGTGCATTACTGTAAACTTGACCCCGATGAAAGGAACATCTCTAACTACCGTTTTAATTTGTCTCGTATACTTTCCGATGCTTGGGGTTCTTTTTCTAATTACGCAAACTAAAATGGCACTCGATCGCGCAGAACAACTCATTAAGAAGCTGTTCAGTAGTTCTGAAGTTCAAAACAGAATAGCAAAGAGCGCAGTGAAGCTAATCGTTAGCGACATCATTACGCTGTACTCTGAGTTTAGGAAAGCCGAAGGACTGGGAGCCTTATTTTTCAACTTAGAGTACCCAAACAGATCTATCTATCTAGATGTAAAAGAGATATATAAGGATATTACGGTAGCAGAAGAAATGATGGATAAAAAAACAAAAGAGTTCTTACAGAAGCTATTAAACGTTATTGAAAAAAACGAAAATAACACTACACCAGTAGTAGTAATGGTAAACGACGCTAGTCTAAGTATTCACCTGCTCGACTCAGACTCCGTGGATGAGACGATCGATAAAAGAATCTTGGATGCCACTAGCAGCAATTGATTTTGTCTCTCCTCCCGACGTAGCGGGGGTTGCCACGGCGTTCTTCAACGGCCGGATCGATTTAGACCCGGCCTCAAGTGATGTAGCAAACACAGTTATAAACGCACACACATACTATACACCAAAAGAAGACGGACTAAAACAGTTATGGAAAGCTAAAACACTCTATTTGTTTCCTCCTCGGGACTTCTTAAATAAAGAAGAGCAGCCTAAGGACATGCTGTTATACCGCCGGGTAAAGCGAGCAAGAAAGTCCGCTCAACGCATATGGTTAGAAGAAGCTATTAGAAAATACAAAAGACAAGAATACGAAGAAGGCTTAATCTTCCTCACTTCCACAGAAGTGGCTCTATTAACAACCCAACAACTGAATATAGATTTACCTGTTTGTATTATGAGTAAAAAACCTGAACTTTATGTAGATGAACCAAATCTAAGTAAGTTAGAAAACACTAGGTGTCTAGGTTTTATTTTTTACGTACCGTCACCCTACAACACAGAAGCACGGGTTAGAGAATTTATAGATATGTTCAGTCTGCTAGGCCGGGTATATGTGTGATGTACTCTACAGTTGAGTAATCTTCATCGGGCTTATTACTTGTAGGTGCGGGTATCCACGCTGAATCTTGTTTACCACGACGCTTATTCCGCTCACGCGCTAAACGAATTTGTCGCTCCCGAGGCCCCTCTTCCCAGATTTTCCCAGCTAAACGGATGTCTAAACGATTTCTAAACCGATATTCGTGCTTGGCGAAGGGTGCTTCCGAATGAAAACCTATCCTCCGCTCCCGTCGTGTGCTGGGAAGCTGATCAGACATTATAAGTAAAGAGACTTCTATACATAGCCATGGCGTCATTAGAGACGGTCGGCGGGTCTTGAGCCAGAGACATGTACTGCTCGTTTCTTAAATTATTGAATGCTGGGTTTTGTTCCGACAAGGTAAATGCAGTGCGAGCCTCTTCAGGCAGAGTAGATAACCGTTCCCGGCCAGCCAAACCCTGCTGTTGAATTTCAGAACCGTAGGCTCTCCTCAACCCGCCAAGATAAGAGTCCAAACCAGTTTGGCTGCGCGAACCGAGAATGTTCGGCTGAAAATTACGCAAAACTTGGCGATAAGCGTTTGTGACATCAGTGGTCCCCCCGAAAAATCGTCGTTCCGTACCAGAAACATATTGTGGGAACGTGCGTCCCGACGCTGAACCCAATTCTTCCTGGACAGCACCAGTGCTTTTAGGCGCACTACCAACATATTTATCAGCTTTACGCTTTAGTTGACGCGTCATTTTTCGCTGTTCCCGCTTTGCGGAGCGCACAACTTCTCTAACCTCGGGTCTGAAAGCAGCGCCAGTGTCTTTTTTGCCCATAATACAAAAAACCCTACCGGTATCTTAGCTGAAACAACAAGCGTAGGTTAAAGCAAAAAGCGTAATAGCGATCAGAAGCAATTAACCAGGAACCGTGTGAGCTAATCTAATCGTGTATGGTTGACCCTGAGGATCTGTAGTTTCTATAACACCGAAGCCACGCTCGGGTCTGTACGTTCCTCGACCTCTCCACTCCAACGGAGTTTCGGCGGGAATACCGTAATCAACACCTCGGTGATACGTGGATGCCCCGGCGGTCGGCGCCGTACGAGGACCAAACCGCGAAGTTATAGGGTAAGAAGGTCTCCACTCAGAGCCTTGTAAAGCATACAGCGGTTTACCTCCAGCATAAAGATTCTGGAGAATAGACCGGGTGTACTCAGGATTCACATCCTCATTGTTACGTAAGACACGTACATGCAGATGAGGGCCAGTAGTAGGGAACACATCTTCATGAGGGTGAGCGATCCGTCCAGCACGTATCGAGCCCATGGGCCCAGCCGGAGTAGGAGTACCCGGAGCAGGAGCTGGCGCAGCCGTAGTTGTTGGCCCAGTAGCACTCCGCTGGTTCATAACATCAAGATAAGATGTAACAGCCGGTTGTAACACAGAGGAAAAAGTTTCCTCTAAATCGTCTGATTTAGATGGAGTAGCATCACTAGCAAAAGCAGCTTCATAGTATTTCATAGCTTCATCTGATTGCCCCGCAGAATCAAGGGCCATAGCCTTATCTAAGTAATCTTCGCTCGACGATCTTCTAGGCCCGGTTGTACCAAATATTTTTTGAACGCCTTGCATTAAATTTTGAAAAATATCCTGCGGAGGGCGGTTAACTGTCGCAGATGCAGGCTGACCAGGCTGTTGCCCAGTCGGAATATCTACTTGGGAAGGGCGCTCAAATCTCGGCCCCGAAGGTTGCGTGGGGGCGGCTATGTCCCCTAAAACTCTCTTTGCGTTTGCATACAAATCTCCGCCAGGTTTGAAACGGCGGAGGGAATTAGCGGGGCTTGTTCCCCACGAATCTTTGTTTGTTAAAGGTTCATAAGGATTTCCTAGTAGCACTGTCGCATACGCTTGCCCTACGCCCATCTTTCCGGGCTTAAACCCCCTATCCAGTAAGAACTGAACGGCCTTAGGTATTTGCTCGGCTCGCGTATAGGTACCTATTAAACGAGGATCTAAATATTTAGATCTCTCATTGCGACCAAATTGAATCAAACCATAGTAATCGTCATTAAGGCCGCCCCATACGTTGGGGTCCATATTGGGCCCTGATTCCAGTGAGAGAAACGCGCCAAGCTCATAAGGATCTAACTGTAATTGCTGTGCCGCTCGAACAATCGCCGCTTTATCTGCAGGAGGCAGGATCCCTACGCGAGCTTGGCGTTGTGGAGCCATACCGAACCCTAACTACAACTACTTAGATTCAGTTTACTACTTCTTTTTCGTCCGGACCTTCCTCTTCGAACAGCTGGACGTTAGCACTGACGGATATGCCGCAGCCGTGCAATACAGCCTTGTACGCACGTTCACGCGCAATTAAGCGGCACACAGTAAGCCAAAAAAACTGATCTCGTTCTTTGGGAGTATTACAAGCTTTTGCTTTGTTTCTGATCTGGGTTAATACAAACTCATCTTCTAGTGTCAGACTAACCTGAACACTGCCCGAATCGTTCTGCGAGTCCATCGACTACATGGTAGCTGTCGTCAGTCTAAGGCCGACAGGCTGCAACGATAAAAGCGCACAGAACGCATACATTACCAAGCTTTACAAGACCAGTACCCTGCTGACAGTTTGCTCTTAGGCTCGTCGCAGCTGTGGCGGGAACGGAAAGCTCGCTTGCGGGCCGGATCATCGCTGCGGTTTTCCATGTTCGGATCACCAAACCGAACTAGACGAATCTTACCGTTCTCCTTCGCTGCCACGGAGTATTCCTTGCCGCTCTGAACGTCTCGCTTCGGCTGATTGTACCCTTTAAAAACCTCTCCTGCAATTCGAACCGTCATGAGCCCAGATCAAATCAAACTGATTATAACAAAACAAATGTTAAAAAGATTTTAACAGTCACAAACACCGTTGCCTGGGAACACAACCAGAGTAGTATATCCAAGTTGCTCTCCTGCACACACTTCAAATGTCTGACAACAAAACGCTGCTCACGATTGCAGAAACTGCGGAACTGCTTAACTGCAGCAGTGGGTTCGTTCGGAAGCGTATCGCGCTGTCTGAAGCTAACCAGCCTGGCGGTTGGCCTAAAACTGTGTATGTAAATCTGCAGCCGAACGGCGCTAAGTCCCTCTTCCGTGTCAAGAAAGTCGCGCTTGAAGAGTACCTGCAAAGTTCCACTGCGGCTACAGTGGAAGAAGAAACTGTCGAAACTATTTCGACTGCTGTAGCTGCCTGACGATGACTCTCTCCGGTTCGTTTGAACAGATAGCTATGACTCCTCCGACCACGCGGGGAGAAATGGTTGTAGTTAGCGAACCGGTAGAGGTGGAACAGGGAGCGTCAGTTGACACACTAATTCGTCAACTGATGTCCCTGTCTTCATACATTAACAAGCTCTACATTCAATCACATTTAATTCATTTAAACGTCGAAGGGCCGTTGTTTTTTCCTCTGCACGATTTTTTTAAAGAGCAGTACGCCAGCAACATCGAAAACTTCGATACTTTGGCTGAGCTTATTCGCTCGATGAATTACTTAATGCCAATGTGCGAGAAAGGTCTCGATTCGGCTTGCATGAACTTTACTCACGTGAAATCATATGACGCAAGATCTATGGTCACGACCTATCTAAATAACTTAGAAGAACTCGGTATGGCCGCAAAAGAAGTAGGAAATACCGCTAAAACCGTGGAAGCGCCAGATGTAGAAAATAAACTAGCGGATCTCGTCAACTTCTGCTTTAAGTCCTCGTGGATGCTTAAAGCTACCTTAAGGGGCTAAACAAAGTACCAGGCAGAACCAGCTCTAACATACAGACCAGAGCCGTATGTTCCAGATGGCTCAAGTTGAAGATACAAGACCCCAGATGCAGTAGAAACGGGGTCGGGAAGACCGCTAGAAACCACAGTGACGACCTCTATCGCACCAGATGCCAGGATAGCGCCCGACGCTAAAATAGCACCCGAAGCAATATATGCACCAGAAGCTAATAAAGCTCCTGAAGCTTGTAGTGTGCCTGACGAAAGTAAGACACTGTAAGCTTCCACGGCGCCAGAAGCCAGAATAGCTCCGGAAGCCAAAGTAGCTGTTTGCGCTTCTATCGCACCAGATGCCAGGATAGCGCCCGACGCCAAGTACGCTCCTGATGCTTGTATAGCTCCCGAAGCCAGAATAGCACCAGAGGCTTGAATAGCTCCTGAGGCTAAGTATGCACCTGAGGCTAATAAAGAACCCGAAGCCAGAATAGCACCAGAGGCTTGAATAGCTCCTGAGGCTAAGTATGCACCTGATGCTTGTATAGCTCCCGAAGCCAGAATAGCGCCAGAAGCTTGAATAGCTCCTGAGGCTAAGTATGCGCCTGAGGCTAATAAAGAACCCGAAGCCAGAATAGCGCCAGAAGCTTGAATAGCTCCTGAGGCTAAGTATGCGCCTGAGGCTAATAAAGAACCCGAAGCCAGAATAGCGCCAGAAGCTATAGTAGCTGTGTCAGCAAAACCAGCGTTAATTTTTGCCCAAATCGCGCCATTCCATACTCTGTAATACGGCGTTGGACTTGAGGTGTCATTCCACGGTTCGCCTAGGGAGTTGCCAGACGACCCAACGTAATTTGCGTTCGGTGCGACGGGACCGTATCCTGGAGGTCCAATCTTTACAATATTGTCGGCGTTATCTTCAAAATACAGACCGGGGTCTCCGGATCCTCGGCACAGAGCCAATTCTCCGTATTGGATGATAACTCCGCTAGGACGATCCGAATCTAGAGAAGATCTCTTAAGAAGAATAACTACGGGAGTAGTAGTCACTAATACGTGCCTCCGTTAATAGCGTATGCAGATGGTGATGTAAGTACGCCGCTAGCATACGTCCCCCCGTCAATTATGTTAACAGCATCGAAGGTCGCCAACACACCACTAGCATATATATCACTGACATAAGAATCGACGCCACTAGAAGGAATAAAAGGGCTGTAAGAATTTACATCAAGGAATGAGAGTCCGGATGCCACGGCGGCGCTCGGGCTGTCTAGTGTTCCAATGTTAGTTACCTTAGAAAACACGTTGTACGTGTCAGGCTGCATAATATGCGAAGGGAGTGTCTGCTTCGTGGGGCCAAAACGCAGCCACCAGCGATAGTCCCGTTCCCTCTCAAAAAAATCAGTCTGCTTGCCTAGTTCACGGTCAAACATTTCTCGGTAAGCCGGGTGGGTCGGCTCGTCATTTGGCTGAGGTAGATAAATTGAAGTAAGAGCTGTTTGATTCGGTGTGCGAGATAAGTCGAACACAGCGGCATACACATGTTTACACCACTTTGGTTGAAAATAAAATAAATTAGGATCTGAATACGCTCGTTCGCTGTAACTAGGCATTTCAAAGATCTCGTTCAGATATATAAAACCAAAAGCCCTAGACCAACCAGGATTATCAATAGAATCTATAATTCGTCCTTCCGCTGACTGAGAACCGGCATCAGAGAATCCCGGCTTCATGTCGATAGGGGGAGTGTAGGGGTAACGTTTTTTAAGTGATATGTCGTAAAGATTAACAGTTTCTCTACCAACAAAATCAGGACAAGTACATTGAGCTTTGAAGTTAGTACACAAAAATTCGCCTACGGCAGGAGGACCAGAGGCTGGAACTTTAAGAGTCTTCGAGTCAACAACTTCCCAGCTATTAGCTTGACTGTGATCTAAAAATAAAGTGTTGAAATACTGTGTGTAATCAGGATTTGCCTCCAATACACCGTTATTCCCCACGCCGATGACGGTGTAGTTGTTGTACCCAGTTACTTTTTCAACCCCGCCCGCTGTGAACTTATTAGCCAGTGTGTCGCCATGAAGCTGTGAAAAAGGCAGCCCAAAATTATCGGAAAACTGTACAGCATAAACTGTATCAGAGTAATTCGTTACAGACGCTATGCTTAAACTAAAATCTTTGAAACTTATATTTTTTTCAGGCTGAATAATGACAGACCACATTCGGTCGTCAGTTCGGGTAGTTGGGTACAAATAAACGTACCCTGGGCTGTAAGACCCTATTCCAGCTGTTCCGCTGTAGAAGTACTTGAAGCTGTAATTTACGCCTTTGTATGCTTGCTGCGCATACATCGACAGTTCGTATCCTCGCCTCCAACGAGACCACAAAGATGCGTAATCATATTCACTTAGAAGACTGAAGTTCTTTGTACCTACGACAGGGCGAAACCTGCGCTTAAACGGCATCGGCTGGGATAGCTGATGCGGTGTGTCCGCTCCAGTAAACTTAGGAACCTTGGGGATTGGTTTTTCCCCTCGGCTCCTTTTTAAACTAAAGTTGTCGCCGTTAGATTTTTTGGGCACAAATCAGTAGAAACCTCCCTGAGCCCAAACAGTAATACCGGACGGACTTAAACCACCAGAAACAGCAGTCGGTCCTGTGCCGATGTAGCCTACGCAGAGGATGTAACCTTTTTCAAGGTAAAGACCTTCGCCCTTGCCTAACTGAATAGGGGCAACAATCGTTGTGTCCCCAACTTGCGGAACAGGTGCGTTAATGCCGAACAGTTGCACCGACTGAGGATACCCGTGGGTGGAGCCGCTAAGACCAACTTCAAAGCGGCCAACCATCAGAGCCGCAGAAGTAGAAGGGGCAGCTTGATTGGGTGCATAGACGTACAAACCTAAGTCAGCTGTACGAATGCCTGATTGATCGGGATAATCCTCGTTCGAGACGATTGTGATATCCTCGATCAGTGCAGCATCCTCAGACGGAAGATCGCCTACTCGAACTAACTGAATAAGGTCAGTAAGATTAGGATTGCTCGGGTTACAGGTCTGGGTAGACGAGGTAATCCGAGCCCCACGCAGAAACGGGCGATCAATCAGGCAGGGCGATTTGTTGGTGCTAGTTGAGCTCATGGTGAAAAAGGATTAGGACATCCCGAAGATACTGCCGGCCATGCGCGGCGAATCGCTCGTTATACCGGCAACTTTAGTCCGCTTCGTAGGGTCGAGAACACGATCTAGCCAAAGGAGACCTTCTGGATCTTGTTCTTTTTTATCTTTACCTTGGGTGTACTCCTCCAGTAAAGCACCAATTAAGTCTTTCTCCCGAGTGTACTTTTCCTTCTCGGCCTCTTGAGCCATAAACTGATCGAACGGGTTACCGGGTCTGGAAGGAGTGCCACGGTAAGCGTCGATTCCTTTAGCAACACCGCCGGCAGCGATACCTACACCCTTAAGAATGTCTGTCCAGTTAGTCTGCGCTGGGGCATTCTGCTGAATAGACGGCTGATAAGGGTCGCTAAAAGGTGTACTCTGACTCCAGTCGTACCCGCCGGCGTTAGCTGGGGTTGTAAACGCATCAAACGGTTGACTAAAACCGCTGCTGTAATCAATCGAGGAATAGTCAGCCATGATCAGTACAGACGGGAGGTGCCCGCGAAACCAGGACGATTAAAGAACGCTTGAAGGTCCCTGGGCATGGGCTTCAGTGAAACCGCTAACCGGGGATCAGTGGCGTCCCTAATATCTGAAGGAGCGCCCTCAGCGACTCTGACCGCTTCAGCGGTATTACCAATCATATTGTTCGCGTTGTTTTCCCCTAAAGATGTAACAACTGCACCCTCCTGGATATTCGGAGTCTGCTGGGAAATGTCTCGCGGGGCGTTACGCAGGGACAGCTGATAAGCGAGACTCGGATTTGATCTAGCCCACGCCTGCATATCAACCTGCCCCATCCTTTCAGATCGCTGAGCTAACTGCTCTGCAATGTTCTCGCGCACGCCAGGTTGACGGGCGTACGCGGATGCGGCGGTATAAAACTCTCTAGGAGTTCTAAAGTCCTGCGGTCTGGGCTCGAACATACCGGCACCAGCAGCAGCGTTTTGAGCTGCTTGCCGTTGATTGCTTGCACTGTCATTCATGCGAATGGTTACAGTGCCCGCACCCATCTGGCCAGTAGTGGCGGTTTGAGTTTGACCAGAACCTAAGCCTTGATCGAATGCGGCGGGCGGATACGCGTTCGGACCGCCATCAGAAGTCAGCGGAAGCGCAGATCCCTGCGGGGGATACAGTTGTGCATCGGTTAAACGCTGCCCTGCAGGCGGCTGATCTTCCCGCAGAGCAAAATATCCAAGGGCTCCCGCCCCAAGACCGCCTGCTACACCGAGACTACCGGGCATAACGTAACGGCCCAGATTACGCTGGCGTAACCCGCCGACAGCGTTTCGGAAGTCAGTGGCATCACTTAGCGAGCCTACAACTGGCCGAATATCGACAACATCTTCACCTACGGCGCTAACAGCATTAGCCGTAGGTCCGAACCCTCGCAACCCTTTCACCCCTCCTGGAGGTAACTGGTATGCCCCAGTGGATGTCTGGATAACATCAGAAGCTTCTGGGTACAGACTTACCCCCTGTGAAGATCCACGACGGACAATATCGCTGGGATCGGGGTCAAGGGTAACTTCGACGCGAGGCGCAGAGAGCGAACCAGCAGCACGACCGCCAGAAGATCTAACTATGCCGCTACTCGCCTGAAGCTCATTAAGAAGTGAAGTACCCCGAGGGCCAACCAGATCCTCAACCGTTACCGGAACATTAAACTGCCGCTGAGCAGCAACAGCAAGATCCGAGATCGACTTATACGTTTGCGGATCCGATTCAAGTAGTTGTCTGCTGAGAGGACCCATTGGCTCTTGCAGCCCAAGAGCGTCAAAAGCTAACTGACCGGGACTAACAGCAGGCCCGGTGGCTGGGGGCTGCTCAATGGGAACAGCCCTGCGAAGACGAGCTTCAATAACCGAACGCGGTTCACCATAAATAGATTGATACTGTCCTCTGGGCCCACGCGGATTAGGTAACGGGGGCTGATAAACAGTGGAGCGGGGCGAAGGGGTAGGCTCAGGCGAAGCCGACGCCCGAGGAGGATTGGGCGGACGGTTGGCCCCAGATCCACCAGCAGTTGTAGGTCGAGCTGGCGGACGCCCGCCGCCACCAAACTGTGGGACGGGTGCAGGTCTTCCGGCTTCGGCCGCTCTGCGTCCAGCTTGATTTTGTTCAAATTGACGAATAGCTCTAGACGCACCTTGCTGCCTAGTTGTATCTACTGCTCTCTCTAACTGCGGATTAACCCGCCGAAGAATTTCCCGACCTGTCTGATTACCCTGTTGCAGTAAGGTTGTGCCGACAGTCTCTAAAGCACGCTGAATCTGAGCTGGGCTAACACCTCCCGCTCTAAGCAGCTGATCGAGTAAAGCCATCTAAACACCAGTACTTAATACCATAATAGCTTTAACGCCAATTAGTCGCAAAATAGAGACGATCGGCCCGCGACATCGTGGGAGCACCAGGCAGAGCCTGAACATACGTGCCGCCACTACGCTCAAAACGGTAACGATTAACCACGGGGTTCCTGTAGTTAGCTACGAACAGCATTTGGGCTAACCTATCGGTCTCAAAGATATAGTTTTCCCGCCAGATTTTGGCTGTCTCTTGTTTATCCTGAACGCTAATCGTACGGCTAACGTCACCAAGAATAATCTCTTGCCGGCTGGTGCCTTTACCACCAGCTAATTCCGAAAGCCTTTCAGCCTCTTCGCAACGTTCAATCTGCTGGATAATCTTGTCATAAAAATACTGACTGGGGATACTTGTACAAGCCAGCAGCAGACGAGAGTAATCGCCAGCAGGGACAGTCGCTACGTTATACCCTAAGTGATACGCAACTCTAGAGAAGTTAAAGTCATCTAGCTTAAAACCAAAAACCTTGCCAGGGTTGCGGCCGATTTCATTTAGCGCCGCATAAACGATTTCTCGTTTTGTGCGATCCGTGGTGGTGGGCTGAGTTACAACACCCTGCTGCGCAAGGTAGCTGTAAATCTGCTCTAGTTCTTGAACACTTAATTCAGCCACGGCTGGTTACGTTTATACAGAGTCTAATCAATGCCAAAGGGTAGAAAAGAAAATATCGTCGTATAGCGCTGGACTAGGTGGGCCGGGAAGACTCTGGATGAACTCACCCTCCGTGGCGATAAAACGAGAGTGAGCAATAACCGGATCCTTGTAATTAACTACATGCAAAACGGCCGAAAGTCGATCACACTCATATAAATAGTTCTCACGCCAGACGCGCATAACTTTTCGATTATCTTGAATCGTTATGGTTCTATTTAATACTTCCTCTCCTTGACCGAGAATCACTTCCTGCTGGCTAGCGCCTCGATTGGATGCCAGTTCTGTGTACACCTCGGCTCGATCGCAACGCTCAACCTGATTCAGGATTTTTGAGTAGTAAAAATCACTAGGAATATTATTGCAAGCCTCCAGCAACCTAGAGTAGTCTGCGGGGCTAACTGCAGAGATGTTGTAATTAAGGTGATAACAAACACGCTCAAAGTTATAGTCATCAAGAGAGCATGACCGAACTTGAGGAACTTGCCTCAGTAAAGAGTTAACTGCGGCATAAACGACTTCAAGCCGAGCAGCGTCAGTAAACTCACTGGCAAATACAACACCTTGTTCGTCAAGGTATTGCTGAACTTGCTGTAATTCTGCTGTTAAAAGACGAGCCACTAAAACCCGACCGCTAACAACAGTCTAAAAGATTTAACTCCAAATCATTCGACATAAGCAATATCTCCCTCAAGGACGACATCCCAGTCGATGCCCGAAATACTCTTTAATTGATCCAGTTTGGTGAACCGCTCGCCAGGCAAGGACTGCTGAAGCTCTTTAATCGCCACGGCGGTCTTCATTCCAACCCCGTTAAGAATCTGAGTTAACAGCTCTGGAGGCGCGCTGTTGATGTTGATGCGTGTAAAAGCCGGCGACTCGGGCCGAACAATTTGCCGACCCCGGCGACGCTTAACGGGTTTTTCGTCAAGCTCCTCTTCTACATCTTTTTCAACAATTTGATTCTTGTGTGCGTAAAAAACTTTGCCAGTAGTGATGGAACGAACCATGTAGTACTCACCATCATCGTGAGTACTGAGAACGGTAACTTTCACACCGTTCGGAACGTAGGTAAATTCTTTCACGGCAGTGACTGTCATTATGAAGCTATTGGCTAAGCCTTAGTATAGCCCTCCGCAATAAAAAACCCCTCGTAGAGAGGGGTAAAAACTCCGTAACCGGAGATAAATTTGAGATTAAACCTAATCTCAGGTGGGAGAGGTGGAAGTGTAAATGCTGGACTCCACCACACCGCCAGGTTGAAGCCCAAGGCTTTCGCGGTTCGGGGTTTCGTCAGGAAGCAGCCAGCAAACCTCGCAAATAGCGAGGGCTTTATTGCGACCGGACAGTTTACCGACACCTGCACGGGGGTCATAAACACCCGAAGCCTGGGCCAGACCGGACGCTGCAGCGCCGCCGAGGTTGCCCACGGTGGCCAGAGCGTACTCAGTCTCAGCCGTCACACGGTGCATGTTTGCGGCATTCCAGGCATTACTGGAATTCCACGTACCGTTCGTGATCCGGCTGTTGGAACCGACAACAGTTGCGTAGAAGCCGCTAGCGGAAGGAGTTTCAGAGAGACCAATGCCGAGACCAGGGCCGAGACCCAGCTTCGGAGAGGAAACACCGCCAACCACACCGCTGCTGACCACATCGCCGCCGTCAACACGGAGACCCACACGGTACACATAAGCGCCGGAAGGCACTTTGATGCCGGTGGTGATGTCGGCGCGGATGTCTTTGTGATAATCCGGGGAAGGGATAATCGCAGTGCCGTTAGTAAACGGTTTGTTAGACGCGCCGCCAGAAGCGTAAGGAGTAGTGTAATACTCCATTTGGTTGATAGAACCTAACGCTTGATACGAAAGGTCCACATAGCCAACAGCCTGCTGAGCAATCCAGCCGGGGCGGAAGACCACGCCGACAGGGCCGCCCACGGGTTGATCCGTCAGGGTCTGGCTAGTACCGTTCTCGTTTAAATACGTAACGGTCTTGGTTTCGTGCCAATACTTCAGCACGTTGGTGTAGTTACCGGGATAAATCCGGGTAACTGCAAGCTGGTTTGCGTTAATAGCCATCGTTAATACCTCCTATCAAGCGTTGAAGGAATAACTGATGGTGGCGAAGTCAGCGTTCAGCAGTTCAAATCCGGCATAAAGAGACCAGATCATCATGATGAAACGACTGAAATCGTCATTATTATTCAACAACACTTGAGCGTTGTTGCCACCAATGCCTACGCCTACGGCTTGAGGGCCGAAGAACATACCAACAGCTGCTTCGTAAGAGGCGCTAGCACCAGCAATCGAAGCAGTCTGAGACTGAGACGGCATGTTCGTGGATTCGAAGAAGCGAACTCCCTCAAACACGAAGCCGGTGGGCATAATCGGCTCACCTGCTACAAAGGTAGCTTGGCCGAAACCTTGGCCCATGTAGATGGCAGCGTTGGGCTGCATCGAAGACATGAGCGGGTTAATTTGCCCGTTACCAGGATAACGAGCCACCTCACGGAAGTCGCTATTCTGTCTAAGGTGCATAAGGAAGGTCGGATCGCATACACAGCGATAGAAACCGTCCTGATACGTAGGAACGTTGCGCTTACGCAGGCTCTTAACCACGCGGAGCAGGTCGTCCTTAACGTCGAACTTGGCTTGTTCGGCGTTGGTATAGGTGAGGGCGCCAACAGCTAAATCGCCAGGGTAGTAGTAACCACCTTGGGTGTCAGACGATTGACCCTTCGAGACAGCTTTCAGGAGTTCGTTAATGAACACCCGGTCGCGCCATCTTCTATAGTCATCTAAGAGAGTTAGAGAACCAATAGATTGATGGAACGCTGTAAGATTACCTGTGTCTAAAAGTAATCTTTGAGCGGTAATTAAGGTCTCTCTAGCAATCTTGAAAGTGCTAGGCTGAGTAGGATCGCCAGGGTCAGCAGGACCAGTGTACTCGCGAAGAGTCACAAGAACTTTGTCCTTGACAATGTTCCTGCTGTTCGCAGTACCGATGGTCTGTTCTGCCGTACGCTCACGCGATTCTTTAGACCCAGGATTGCCCCAGAATCTATAGCGGTCAAGCTGCACAGTCTGGCCCGGTTGCTTACTAAAGTCGTGAACAACCACGGGCTCAGCCGCCATTTCTACAACGTACGCAGGATGCGGACGGTATAATTCGGCGCCGAGCAGCTTCGGAAAATCATTGTCGACGAACAAAGCGCCAACCCCCGAAGAACTACACGTTAAGTTTAACCAAACCTAACCCTATTAAACAAAGATTTTGTCGCAAGTTCCGCGTTTATTTTAACGGTTTTAAGGACGGAGAATCAAATCAAAGATCGGAGAGGCTTTAACCGGAAACTGAGGGTATGAAAGGTGCCTCACCATATACGGTCTCCCCTGGTTGTGGGAACGGTCTGACATATAGTCCCGAGGGATTCATCGGGCGAATAGCTGCAGTCCATGTAACGTAGCCATCTAATCCTCTCTGCGTCCTCAGGAATAAAAACGCTCCAGTTACACTCCCTATTAGATTTGAAAGGTATACTCTGGTAACCTCGTACGTTTGAATTGTATAATTCTCACAAAGGTCATTGTCTAAGACAGGGAGCGCGGGCCACACGACCTGCCCAACCCCAATGTCTATAACAGGAAAACCGATAACTGAGTAAAATGATTCACGAGCGCAGCTATCCGGGTTAAATTTGGTCCCGAAAGCCTCAAACTGCATTTCATTACGTCCACAAGGGTCGTAAGTCCCTACCGGCCAAGCCGCGACATTCGACGGTCTTACGGCAATAGCGCGTATATCTGTAATTGCACAGGGCGGAAAAGGAAGAGGATACGCTACAGGATCAGTAAGTGGGGATGGTAGAATCTCATCGTTTTCGTAAGTAACTTCGTAATATATACTGGAGCCTATATTAGCCGCCGGAACAAGATACGTTTCGCCAGACCCTAAATAGCCGTCACGGTCACTATACCACTCTATAGAAGAGTCCTCGCAGAATAAAGCTCCGTTAATTTCCCCAGTTAAAAAGTTGGCAGTTAAAATATCCCCTACGTATACGGTCGCGGGGTTGGGGTATTCATTGTTATTAGAAGGTAACTCCGGAGTATAAGGTGTACAAGTCGAGAAATCTTCCTCGACCCACTCCCCAAAACCTCCATCAATCTCTTCTTCATAAAGATCGTCGCCGCCGCCGCCGCCGCCGCCGGAAAACTGCCGACCTCCTAATACTACGTTTCCGTAGTTCGTTAAATAGCTTAAAGACCCGCCCCGATAAGTGCTCCTAATAACACCGGACATTACCCCAGGGGTCTCTGATCGCTTAGCTTCTGTAAATACAGCACAATATACAGGAGAACTATATTGCCATTCACTTCTGTCAGACGTACCCTGGCCACCTAAAACATTAGTTAATAACGGACTCTCGTACAGCGGGTGGGTAACGCCTCCGCCCGTTTTACCTTCAGCAGCTGTATTACCTTCTGGTGTATTGAAAGGAGAGTAGTTTTGATTATCAGGACAAGCTCCTCCGTAATAAACTGATTTTCTTTTTCTTAGATTCTTAAAAGTCGTGTCGGATTCAACAGAGCTAACAACTTTAACCCCAGCGACATTAGTTGGAGTAGAGATTCTGGTGAACGTATAAGACCCTAAAGTTCCGCTTGGCTGCCGTAAAGTTGGGGTAAGTCGTCCGCTCAGCGAAGGGGCTGACGTTGGGACATAACGCCAATTTGCATCATACCCCCATCGTTGACCGGACCCAACCACGCCACTAAGGGGTGTGCCGTCGACGATAATTCCGTTGTCAGCCCCTGTTGATTGAACTCCCTGTGTAATTACAATATATCCTTCATGATCAGGACCGGATTGTATCCGATGCGGACCCGAGTCGTATTTATAATTACGGAGTGGAAGGTAAGCCACCGCGCGCCCTTAATTGATCAAGTTACTCGGAGGCGTGCTTTCGTCATCCGCTAGGGTCTCGGCCACAGCGGGCGCAGTAATCTGTTCGCTAAGGCTCAGCATGTCCCGGCTGACATTAGCCATATCCTGCAGATACAATTTCCGCAAAGTCTCAAGTTCGGCCTTGAGTTTTTCTACCTCATCCGAGACACCGGCAGGAGTCTGTAAACGGCGACGATCAATGGAGTTAGGCATTAGAAATTACCGAGTAAAGAAATTAAGCGTTTGAAGCTGTGTCGGCCACGGGGGCACCGCTTCTAGCCTCTTGTTTAGTCTCTCGCTGCTCAGTCCGCATAAGTTTTTTGCGGGCTTTTTTCTTTGCCTTCCTTTTCATTTCTCGTTTCTCAACCCCTACGCGTTCAGGAATATCCCCTTTAGACGCTCTTTCATACTCGTCTACCTTGCTTCTAGGCATTTCGCCACGGTCAGCCATTGCGTGAAATTTGCGGCGTTGCGCCTCAGATTTAAAAGGCATCGTACGGGTCAAGTCTTTCTACATATTAGCTGAAAAGTAACAAACAAAAAAAGACCCCGTTTTCACGGGGCCTAAGTTCGATATTCCAGAACCAGTCTATCAAGCCTGATCCATAAACAAAAGCTTGCTACGGATAGCATCGGGGCTCATCTGAGACAGATAGCGCCAAGCCTGATCGGGGCTCTGGTTCATAACGTTACCAAAACCGTTCCACTGAGTCTGGGGATCCACGGGGCGGGAGCCAGCAGACGCGTTAGCGGGAATAGAGGGAACCTGATCGTAGCGGGGGGTGTACTCAGCATTTTGCTGGTAACCGTAATCAGGAGTCACTGCAGTAATGGCCTCATCGATATCGATGGGCTCTACATCAGTGAAATACCGATTGGTGTAATCAGCGAGCTGCTCACCGTCAGTCAGAATGTGCTCCATAGCAGCGGCACGAGAGGCCACACTTTCGAGCACAGCTTGCTGCTGAATCAGAGCATCTTCGAGGGTCGTGGCATACTGATTCAGAATGCCGGGAGCCTCAATGCCGAAGTGATTAACGACGGCGGCGGTTTCCGCGCTGAGCTGCGGTGTTTCCGTAGAACCCCGAGAGGAAGTTGGGGTCGTATAGCCGTTGCTGTACGAGGTCTGCGGAGCCTGGGCCACCGGATATTGCGCCGGTTGGGCCTGTAAACTCGGATTGTACTGTGTTGTACCCGGCTGCGCCGTTTGGTACGAAGGATACTGTGCTGTCTGGCTGGGGGACGGCGAGATCCGGGAAACCACCCGCTCCAGGCTGCTCATAGCCGCTTCCCACGGATTGTTCGGGGAGAAGCTGGACTGAGACTGGCTGGACTGGTTGCTGGTAGAAGGGACCGAAACCGGTGTTCCCGGCGACGGCATTTGCGGCATAGTTGCCGAAGGTGCCGCCTGGGTATGTGCTACCCATTGTGGGTAGTTGCCCGCGCCCATATCCGCCATTGGCGCTGCCTGCGAGGGAGCTACCGCCGGGGATACCGGGCTCGGGATCGAAGCTGGGATCTGCTGGCTCATAGCTGCCCGAGTAAGTCAGTTCTTGCGCAAGGTGATCAAACGTCCTATAAAGAAGGGCCGTTAGATTTAGCCGGGGATCAGCCGCAAGCGGTTGATTCGGCTGAAGCGGATGTGGCACTTGCAACATCTGATTCAATAATAATAGAAATTGTTGAAAAGCGCTCTGAGTCTGCTGAATCATTCGGAAGGGGAACCCCTTCAACATCTCAGCCCGCTCACTGTCAGTCTTATCAGGGAAGAGGTACTTAAGAGCTTCGACGCTATCCACGCCAAGTTCTTGAAGGTTACGAACGACAATCGACTTCTGATTAATGTCGTAGGCCGTGTCTTCGTAAACGTCACCTTGGAAACGATAGGAAACTTTACGATCCCCATCCGGAGGAAGACCGTAGACGCCCCGAGGGACTTTCCCTTCTTGAGTTGCTTTTTGAATAGCGGCGTCAAGCTTGGCCTCAAACTTAGCCAGCTTCGTTTGATAAAGAGTGACGCTTTCTTCAGTTTCTTCAGCCGGAGGCTGCGGAGCTTTCAGCCCAGTAATTTCTGCAAAACTCTCTCTAAATACATTCTCTTGGTGATAAATAATCATCTCCAAGAGTTTACAGAATCCGTAATTCAGGAAGCTCTTGTTCTTACGGAGCGCCGTGGCCTGAGCCCGACCCATGAGACCCTTAATTTCCGTCGCGGTTGCACCAGCCGACACAGAAATTTCGTCGACACCTCCGAGAGCCGTTCGAATCTCTTCCCGTAACAGGAGAGAGTAACGGTTCATATCTCCGTTAACCGGGTCGGGCGTAATGAAACCGACTCGATCCGTTGGCTCAACGTTCGCAATAATCCGTGGAACACGGAGACCCCCGAGCGCAGAAGATGCGCCGAATGGCTCCGACACACGCGTGGACGGAGAATCCGGCCCCGCAAAACCGCTCTGACTACTAATAGTCGGTCTGAAATTGCGCTCAGCATCCGAAGCTTCGACCAGATCACTTCTGGGACGGGAGCTGACAAGCGTGGGATTACCGAAGAACTCAATATTCTTGGCAATAGTGCTCATCATCTGGTCATGGAGCACAACCGCTTCCATGAACTGCTCAAAGTCCCCTTCGCCTTCAGTTCCGCTGGAGTTCGGCTTATTCAGAACCTCCACGGCGGGAATGAACCCTAAACCGTTGGGTTTTTTACTCTTTGGACTGATAATTCCGCCTGGTTCTAAATCAAAACTGAGTTCGGTATTTGATTCATACTCTGATATGAATTCAGAGGTCAGAGACAACCGAACATAACGCTTGTTTTGGTTCGTCGAGTCACCGGGAAGACCCAACAAGGATCCTCTAACTTGGTAGCTATAAAGAATTACGACTTCCTCTATATTACCGTTTACATCATGATAAACCTTATATTGATTTTTATTAAAGAAATAAATTTGGTACTTTAACTTAACGTCAGGACGGAAATAGAACAATCCGCAGCCGTCAATCAAAAAATTCCGGATAATTGCGGGAAACCGTATGTCTAATCTATTTAACTCGATTAAATCTTGAAGAAAACGAGTTCGAGCATTATAGGTATCTTGTTCACAATAAAAATATAGTCCTTTTTTAAGCATCAGCAGCGTCATCTGCTGAAGATGGCTGAGAACAACCATCGTCGTAGACTGTTTACTACGATCTTGGGTTCTAGCAGCCTCCAGAATTTCTGAAAATCGACTGCGGACACTCAGATTATCTGAAGGCATTAGATCCGGATCCTCTTACGTTCAATCTACAGTCGGGAGCAGAAAATCTCTGACTCGATCCATTCTAAACAGCTCAGGAGGCAAAAGCTCATGCGGGTAGTTAACCAGAATGTGATCTGTGCGCCCTAACGGATCTGTAGCGCCTTCAACAGCCTTATACTGATCCATAAAATCAAGCAATTCTTGACTGTCGGCTGGGGCCACGGAATTAGGAATGTCGTCGTAACAGTGAGAGAACGACTGTACCTTAGTTTTCAAACGATTTGAGTCACCCATCCAGGAGAAGTGCCACCCGGCGTCGCAATAGCCGTAAACAACATCGCGTGGGTTACGACGAATTTGCGAAAGTGTTTGGTGTAGATGATCATGTAAAACAATTGTGCCGCAAACCCAATTATTTGGTGCTTCCGAATCGCGACCGTTTGGATTCACCACCCGCAGATCGCCACGCCCATAAAACATAGGCATTGATAAGCGTATACAGCGATCTGGGGACCTTTGAGCGATCTTAGCGGCGTCTAGTAACGCTTCTGGGCGAGGAATTTCGTCAACATCGCTGAAGAAAAACACCGAGTCGGGAGGGGTCATCCGCATACCCACGGCGAGAGCATCCCTTTGGGCGTATTCCCTCACCCATGGATCAAAAATCTCTTCCTTTGAGGGAAGTTCAACGTGTAGAACCTGAACTTTGTCCTCAGGGATCCCCAGCTCGCGGAGAGTATCAACGCAAGTAAAAGGTTTAGGATCTCCTTTGAAAGTTCTGTTAGCGTCTGTGATAATAAAGCCGTCTACAACGTCTTTGAGTATCTCGTAACGCAGTTCTAGCAGTTCACGTTCGTTGAAATACAAAAAACAGTCAAAAAGCACGGCGCCAGGTGCGAGCTAGCAGCATACTAGGACGGTTTTTACGGAATACGCTAGGCGTAGGGGGCAGATACCCGTTTCGCGGCCTGAGCTTTCTCGATTAAGTGGTCTTTGACCTCCTCAACGTCCGCAATATTCGGCCCCTCGTTCAGATAATCTTCCGGGGACTCAAATTTAGAGGGTTCTTCGGGCTCAGCCCCGAAAGATTGCTGCTCGCCCTGCTCATCCTTAGGTTTTTCTACGTAACCGCGAAGAAAATATCGAGCAGAACTAGAGGAAGGTTCCATTTTTAGGCTTGAGATTTGCGTCGGATGTACTCTGATGCTTTTGCGCGAGCTCTTTTGGCTGCTTCGGTATTAGCCACGCGGGTATTCACTGGTTTATCGCCAGCCGTGGCCCTCTTTTTCTTTTCATCCGTCGCTCGACGCTCCTCTGGGCTGAGTTGAGCCCAAGCTGAACGAGGTAAATAACGTTCAGTCCGCCCTTTCTCCCTAGCTAAATCAGCCATTTTCAGTCTTTGTTCGACTCATACTCTTCCTTCGTCTGCCAATCTTCCTTAGACCAGCGAGAGAGACGATTTTCACCGGATTTTCTACCCGAATACTCACCTCCCATGTCCTTGTAGTACTTTGTGGCGAGCTGCATAGCTCTAGCGCTATGGCCGCCGAGTTTTGCGCGGGCTTTAGCCTTAGCTCTAGCCCACTTTTCAGGGTGCTTTTTCTTCGCTATTTCGGACATAAACCCTCCTCAGCAGAGAAATCAGTAAAGAACAAACACGCCAGCAACGTCACCGCTGTGAATAGCGATACAAGAGATAGGATACAGTTGATCCCCTTTAAGGTTTTGTGCCCGTATGATCTGATTAGGTGCGTCCGTCATCTCCACAGCGAGAAAGCCTCCGCTACCGCCTGACTTCGCCTCAATAAACAGTGCTCTACAGGAAGCAAAGTGTGCTTCTCCTCCGCCAGAAGCATGCGGCACCATGCCGAAACCGCTCGTGAAGGGGACCGTACCAGAGTAAGGATACGTGGTGCCGAAAGCGCGAAAATCCATAAAAAAGCTCTACTTAAAAACAGTCTATCGAGTTTAACCAGGAAGAGTTAGCGAACAATTCCGTTTAAACGATCACAAACAAGCATAGAATATCCAGCAATATCCCGCCAACTGTCGTCATAGTCGGCATCTCCATTAATAATTCGTCCGATTTTATGACAAATCATATCTAAAGCCTCTAATTGATCTACCTCAAGTTGTTTAGAACGGTGGTTAAGCTCAGCGCGGATAACGTCTTTCAGCTTGCAAGTGACACCCGCGTGGCCCATGAAAGCACCGTATCTAGATCCACGCTCGGTTAAAACGCCAACCAGATCCTCAGGACGGGTTAAACCAGTAAATGGTTCCATGTAAAGCTTGAATATGTTTACGAAGGTTGTATGCGTCTGTTCTATACAGAACTTCACATGTACTCCTTCCTGCGAGAGTATAGCAGACTTTTACGTACTCAGCTCCACGAGGAGTTCTCAACTCAAGGAAAACATCTGCTTACAATCTAATAAAGTTACATTTTTTTGCTTTAGTTCCGGAGCATATTTGAAGTCGTCATGGTGAATCAAACAAAAATCGAGGGGCTCGTAACCCTCTGAAACTTTCTTAAGGGGAATGCAGCGTCTGTGTTCGTACTCTGCTGGCACACCTTCGAACGCCAACCCCATAGAACTACGATCTGCGATGGGCCAATTACGAATGCCTACGCGGGAATAGCTCATCTCCGGGTCGTAACTCATTGAGCGTATGTATTTATCCCCGTCAGCTTGAGTGAGAATCATCCCCCCGTAATAAGGGTTGGCTACCTGAACAAATAAATCTATCTCGTGATCAATAACTAAAATCTTCGGGACAGTGAACCCAACTGACCCCCAGATATCCGGCGTGGTTTTAGTCAGCGAGTAGACGTAGTGATTATCAAAAGGGACCTTTAAACCGCTGTAATTTTCGTACCGAATAAAGCCCGGTTCTAATCCACGCTGAGCTAGACGAGGTTGCCAAACCATCCAGTACTTAAAGTTCTCTAGAGTTAATACCATGTCATTCTCTTGATAAATATAGTAATCTGCACGTTTATTGAGAATCTCAAGCGCTAGATCCGTTTTGTGCGCCCAGGTTAAATACCAATCTTCATAACCAGGCGAAGCAACTTTAACTTCAACTTCTACCTTCTTAAAAATACCGAAAAAGTTGTGTAAAAGCTCAACATCATTTTGTGAGTCATAATCAATGTAAACACAAACCTTAACATCAAATGGAAACGACTCGTACTGAGAAATTACATGCAGTAAGGGTGATAACCTATCCAGAGGTTTGTGTGCGGTGATTGCGACCCAAATTCGTTTATTCATCGCGTGCGTATTAGTACTCGATGGAGAAGGTTCCGCGTCGCTGCAAGAAAGTGATGAGCCAGGTATAGGCGTCAAGTAAGTCATCGTGAGACGTAGCGCCTATATTAATCAGCTGGTCAAGCAGCGCATCAAACTTTCTATATTTGTTAAAGACGATCTTTTTATTCTCTAACAAACCGAGGGTTCCTCTGAACCGAGCAATCTTATCTCCACGGAAGCCTTTGACTTCGTGAATGTGAAGGTTGCCTAAGCCCCGCTCAGTTAAGAGAACCCGCCGGATATCCGCAGCCAGAGAAGCTTGATACGCAACAGACTCAACAACAAGGGTAACGGTGGAATAAGTAGGCAGGAACTGTCCATCCTGTTTTACCAGGATCCCCCACTCCAACAACATGTCGCACAGTAAATCTATCTTCTCTAAATTACCGATACTTCTACACTGATGAGCGTCGATAATGTAGTACTTGTCCTTAAGGCGTCCTCCGAGAACAAATGCGGTGTAGTCGCTTGTTTCACTACGACTAGCTGAGAGGTCAATTCCCACGGCGAGCGAATCGAACTCTGTAACAACATCTCCCTTAATGATTAACTCAGGAGAAACGATAAGATCCGAAGTAAGAACGGGTTGTTGTTGGTACTGGAAGGCAAACGCAACAGGATCAAGTTCTTTCTGCTGCATCAGGTAATTAACAGACCATTGTTCCGGCCAGTAACTCCGGGGGTTTCCGTGGTTGTCGTAGGTAAGCGCCTCTTGAGTCACCTGTTTCCATCCCTTAGACTCAACAAAGAGAGTTTTATGAATGTCTAGAGGGTGGAAGCGGGTGCCTAGACAAATCGAGCGTCCGCCCTCGAAGATAATTGGGGCAATAACAGACGACCAGTTAGTATTCATTTCATCCCTAATTGCGGGATTTTTAATATCCGTACTGGACTTAATAGGGTCATCAACGATAACTAAATGTGCGCGTTTGGATGTAATCGAACCTCGTAAGCCAGCAGCACGCAACGTAAACTCTTCATCGCCCACGCGGGGAATACCAGCGTACTCAAAGTCAATCGACCAGCCAATGTCGGACTGCATCCCAGCCTTTAGCTGGACCTTAGGAAAAATCTTTTTGTAGACAGTTGAATCGATCAGCTGCTTAATAATCCGGCTCTTCGGCGTGGCAGTGGCGATGTTATACGACACATAGATAATCTGCAGTGGCAACCCAGCTGATGTGTGCCTACCTATGATCCAAGCGGTAAACAGGTTAAGTACAGTAGACTTTGCGGATCCTCGGGGACTTAAGATATCTAGATTCGGCCCAGCAATATCAATTAAGTACTTGTTTGAGGCACCTGTAATTAAGTGCTGGTGCCACTCCAGCATGTGCTTTGCCGGAGGCTTATCCAGAAGAGTACAGAACGTGTGAAAATCCGCTGAAGCCCGCGAATAGACGTTATCTAACTTAGTTGAAGTGTCCTCTTGCGCTCTAACTGCCTTGATCTGAGCACCGCGACGATAAGCAAAGGATTCCCGGCTCGGCATATCAATATCCTGACAGTGCTGCTATATTAACTGTATTCAGATTCTACATCGGGATGGCGAAAGTACTTTGGTATGGCGATGCGTGCTGTAATACTGGATTCGGTAGAGTAACGCACAGCATCTTAAACCACCTAAGTAAACAGCACGAAGTCACTGTCCTCGGGGTTAACGCTGTAGGAGATCCGCACGATTACCCTTTCGACATTTACCCGGCGGCTACCGTCAATGCACCGGATCGCCACGGCTTCAACCGAATTCCGGAGATCCTGTCGAAAGTCAAGCCTGATGTTTTTATTGCCTTAGGGGATATTTGGGTTCTAAATCAGGTTTGGGAGAGAGCTCAGTTCCTTCGCGAAACTCAAAAGTTCAAGTTTTTCGCATACTTCCCAACAGATAGTCAGAGTTACCTCTCTGATATGCTGCGAAATATCCCCCACTGGGATCTAGCAACTACGTTTACCGTAGGAAGCGCTGAGCGTCTTCTAGATCAAGGAGTAGAAGCACAGAAACTAGCTGTTATCCCCCACGGGGTGGACATTGGTCGCTTCAACCCCATGCCAATGGACGAAGCCCGCGACCAACTCGGAATTCCTAAGGACAAGTTTATTGTTTTCAACGGTAATCGAAACCAACCTCGGAAACGTATAGACCTAACCATTCAAACCTTCGCAAAATTTGCAGTCGATAAGCCAGATACAATGCTGTATCTGCACATGGCGCTTAAAGATCTTGGGTGGGATATTATGCCTCTTTTCCGTCACGAGATGGAGAAGCGTGGGCTAAGCGCCGAGAACAGGCTGGTGCTGACGACTAACTCAATGTCTTACACGGATGCACCATCCGACGAACTTCTTAATAAGATCTACAACGTCTCAAACGTAGGGTTGAATACTGCGGATGGTGAGGGCTGGGGGCTTGTCAGCTTCGAACACGCAAGTTGCCGCAAGCCTCAGATTGTTCCCAATCACACAGTGTGCCGCGATCTGTGGGAAGGCGTTGGCATGACCACGGACATTGCTACGTGGGTCTACGACAAAGACCTAGGCGTTGAGCGCGGTCTAATCGAAACAGATCACGCTGTGGAGCAACTTAACACGCTGTATCACGACAAGTTAATTTACAAAGAAGTTGCCGATGCTTGCTACGCACTGACTCAAAGACCCGAATACCGGTGGGAAACCGTAGCTGCGGGGTTTGTAGCAGCAATTAACGACCTTTTAGCTTGATACCCATGAACAGCGCACGGTTTTACCACGAGCATTCTCAGGTTGCTATCCGCATCAAACAGGATCACCCCGGAACTCCAACTGTTTACCAGCAAGCGGAGAGTCTTGGCGGTACTTTCGTGCGAATAACCAAGGGCCTACCTAAAAATTCAGTTGCCAATTTCAGCCCTTGTGTTCTAAAGCATAACAATAAAACTCTGATTGCATGGAGATCACAACCAGAGCCTTTTTGCTTTAGATATGACAATAATTACTTCTACATGAATAGTCAGCCAACGGATGTTTACATCGGAGAGCTGCTGAATGACTCCACAATCATCGGAACGAAAAAAATCAGATCAAAACCTCACAAGCTCAGTTACGAGGATCCTCGACTTTTTATTGGCCCAGACTCTGAACTTTACGTTCAGTTTGTTGGCTCAACTTATGCAAGTCAGAGAAATAAAGGCGGTGCGAAACTCTTCGATCAACCGAAGGTAATCGTCGCCTACGTCAACGAAACAGGGGAAGCTGTTACACCAGCAATTCCGCCGATCGGAAAAAACCGAGAAAAAGAAGCCGCAGAGAAAAACTGGTGCTTCTTTACCCATAAAGACGAGTTGTGTTGTCTGTACTCAACGCGACCCTTGATCATTGAGCGAGAGTCAAGCCCAACGATTACAACAGACACAACCGTACTGGAGGGCGCAACGCACGGAGCTGCTACCTTCAACTCCACGGCTCCGATCAATATCGGATACGGCCATCTAGTGTTTTATCACTGGAAGCGTATGGAGACAGACTCTAACGGATTTGTGTATCTTAAATACTATTTAGGTTCTTACATAGTCGATAAGACTTTTGAGAAAATCCTGTACTACGACGAAAATCCGTTGTTTGAAGGATCCCTAAATGACCAGCTCATTGCGTGGACTGACGTAACAGGAAATATTGTGTCCTTTCAGCCCGCAGTTATCCTCCCTTTCGGGGCGTTTATCGAAAACACAGAAGTTGTGATGGCTTTAGGGGTCAATGACGCGTTTATGGGCACGTTTAGGTGCCCGCTAGAAAACATAATGAAGCGAATGACTAAAGTTATCAGCGTGTGAATTAGCTGCGTTCTTCACGCTCCAGAGTTGACCAGACCAATAAAGCCGAGTCTTCTAACAAAGCTTGAATCGTAGGTTGAGATTCGAAGGTCTGGGTCAACTCTCTGAGGCATCGATCAGCGCCGGCAAGCAGCAATCCACGCCGGTCAAGCCCATCTGACATAGCTCGAACAGACTGAATGTGAGACCGAAGTTCTTTCTGAAGAGCGGAGATCTTCGTGGCCGCCGTGGCGTGATCTAACATGCCTGTTATGGTCATGTCCCTAACTTTATGAATATCTTGCTGAAGCTCGTCGATTTCGAATAACAGGATTTTACGTAAATCAGTTTTCGGGTACTTCTCTTGAACCCACGCGGAAAGATCGCTGATGCTTCCGGTGTACGACGGCTTCATAAACCGGGCGTACAAGTAAGCCTCAATATCGCTAGCGGAATTCTTAGCGTAATGGACAAAAGCGTCTTTCGCAGACTTATCTAAAAGAGCAAGCCAGTCTGCAACAGTTTGGGAGTTACCAATCGTAGAAATCATGCGAACATTCTTAGCCCGGCGAGCGCACTACCTTGACCTATTGCGTGTTTAGCTCTCCAAGCTTCAAATTGCCCACGCTGGAGAGCTAACGCGTTCTTAGTGTCTTCCTGACGTTTACGAATATCAAGATTAGTGTTCGCGATATTCGAAGCAAACTCATTGCGCTTCTCAGACGCGTCCATACCCGCCAAAACCTGTCCTTCAGTGACCTTATTCAGGGCACTCGATTCACCTTCTAACACTCTGGCCTGCAGAGCGGATGCAGTATCAGCATACTTAGATGTGAGATCAGCAGCAGCTGAGGGTCCTAGGAATTCTGTAGCCGTTTTATACTTAGCTACGAGATCTTCATTACCAATTAGCGAGTTAGAGTACCCCCCGGCAATACCGGAGTACAAATCAGTTACCTTTTGGTCGCGATAAGCAGCTTGATTGAATTGACCTAAAGACTGCGATCCTTGTAGAGCCGTGGATGTATTGAGCCCTTGGATATAAGGCCCCATCATCGCAGCTAACTGTTGCGCAGCGATAGTGAGTTGTGTGTTACCCGGAGCTAACGACGAAGCGTACAGGGATACGTAATCCGCTCCGGTTGGAGTTCCTGGGCTTGGGCCGCTGCCGCCTAAACCTAAGGATCCAGCGAGACTGCCCGCCCCACTAGCGAAAGTGCCAATCGCACCAAGAGCAGCAAGAGGACCAGCCATCAGCCCACCGTCCCAACAGAAGCTAAAGATACAGGCTGCATAGAGGCTTTCATCGTCTCGGACATCGCCTGCATAATCCCCGTATTAGGAATTTGAGAGAGGTACGCCGTATTAGCCAATGCAATAGCTTGGTTCGACATAGCCTGCTGTCGAGCCACCTCAATCTCTCTCCAAGCTTTAATGTTTTCGGTTTCGATCGCCCGACGCGATAACTCTCGTAAGCCACGATCGCGTAACTGGGAAGTAACAATGCTCTCAATCAGTGCTCCTTTGCGCTCTCGCTCTCGGAGCGGTACAAAGTAGTCCCGGATCATCCGTTCCGTATAATCAAACGGAAGCTTGGGATCAATATCAGGCTGCTGTTTGCCTAAAGGCGTGTTTGGTGACGGAAAAGTACCCGGAGCGCCCTCGGTTGGCGCGGGAAGATTAGGTACAGGAGGAACCCCAGTATCCGTATCAATGTTTCCCCCGGTGTAAGCGTCAGTCGGAGGAGGGGGTGGCAATGAAGAATCATTGGCTGATCGCCTGTCCGCAACCCAACCCTCTTTAGGGTCCCAAGTTACGGAAGCGCTTCCCAGCGTAGCCCGAGTTCCGGGAGCCCTCCAAGCATCCTTACCTTCCGGAGTACTCAGGTCAGGCTCCCATTTATTGGAGCCAGCATCAAAGACGACAGGCTTTCCGCCAAGGGTCGCTTTTTGTCCTCCACGGGCTGTAGGGCGACTCTGGTCCGCACCACTAAGGCCAGACATTACCGCCGCCGCCCCGCGAAAAGGGAGAGTTACAAACCCAAGAGGAGTTAAGAGCTCCGCAGGAGTTACGTTTTGAAAGGGATTAACAGGGAGAGGAAGGGCCATGTTCTTATTGAATGCGAGCTAACTCTTGCTGAACAGAACGATCATTAATAACCCCAGATTGGAGTACGTTTTGAATGGCGTTCTCCAATGCTCCCTTAGCAAAATCATAGGACGAACTCAGCCTTTGGCGCTGAACGTCGCCTAAACTCTGCAGCTCGCGGGAGCGAATATCGGCTCCACTAGCAATCTCTTGCTGGCGAATAGCGCTAGCAGCCTCCACTTGGGCTCTTTGGAGAGCACCTTGTGTCTCTAGCCTCTTCAAAGCAACATCAAACTCTCGTTCAGCTCTAGTCTTCGCAATTTCTCTTTCCGTTAAGTCTCGGGCCTGACGCGTAATACGGGCCTCGATTTCCCCTAATACATCTTGAGGGGATCTAGGCATGGGGAGCTCAACTCCCGGCAGGAGATTTAGAAGCCGCGTCCTAAAGACATCGGCCCGATAATCCGGAATCAGCCGCAGGTCGACATCTGGCCCAACCATGTACCGGCCTTCTGCCGGAGGACCCGCAATAGCAGACGGTTTTACGATACTCTCTACGAGATTAGGTACAGAGGTAGCAATACCTCCCCCTATGACGCTGGCAAGAATGTCTCGTAAAAGTGCTCGACGAGTTTCGCCAGGAATTCGTTGGACACCTTCCTGCGTCCCTTCGCCCAAAGTCTTTAACAGGTCGTTAGGATCCACGCCGGCTTTAACAAGAGCTTCGATTGCTCCTGTGCCTAAACCAGCGAGACCGCGAACGGGAATAGGGGCCATTAGCTGACTTGCGGACGGTCGTAGCCAACGCCCGTAGGCGCACGCTTCATCTTATTAAAGTTTAGCTCATCTTCATCAGTTGACTTAGATACACCCATAGCCTTCTGCTCGGCTGAGGGGTGTGTTGCAGTTTGTGGAAAATTAGAATCTAAATAAGACTGTAAAAACTCACTAGGAGAGAGTTCAGGAGCGTCGTATCTAACGTCCCTGTCCATTAACTGACGAATACGGTCCATATCAGCCCAATTCCTGATAACGAATGGACGGAGGGATGGGACTGGAGCTAGGGGCGTTCAGCACAGAGTACTGCCCGCCATAATTAGGAGTGTCGTAATACAGAGGACGCTGCTGACTAAGCATCTCACCAGAAGCCGCAGAGTCATCCTGCATATCCCTAAGGGCAGCTAACAGCTGATCTACAATCTCCGGATCTTGCTCAATTATCTCTAGTAAGTCTGCAATTTCGGCAAACGCGTCCGGATCCGTCATACCTGCACGAAGACGATGCTCTAACTGATCCTTAGCTTCCGGCTGGGAAACATCAGGCATCATGTTGAGAGACCTCGTGGGCGACGTTGACATTCCACGAGAGTCATCAAAACCAGGCATAGGCGCCGGAGCCCGCCCAAAAGTCCTAAGAATGTTGGATACGATAGGTGCTGCTGCAGCCTGCTCGGCAGCCGTACGCGGAACGGGTAATCCGGTCAATCGAGCCGCCAGCTCGTAATCAGCAGGACTAAACACCGGAACACACCGCTACTTGTGATTCCATATTAGACGAAATTTTTAGAATCTCGCCAGGCTGAATATTTAAAACTAAACAAATTCGTTCTAAAACAGTAGGAGAAGGTATATACTTATGGTCTGAGTAGATCTTACGTGTAGTCGTAGGTGAAAGTTCAGCCTCGACGCTAAGTTTAAAAGAAGAAACGCCGCGCTGATCTAGCACCTCTTTGAGGGAGTTAACTAATTGACCTCGGTCAGTGTGTGACGAGTAGTAAGGCATTCCGACAGCATACTGACTATTCGCTTCGCTCACTATACTTAAAACCCTAGACTTTTACTACGAACGAAGTGTAAATCGTACGTTGTGAAGTCCAGCGGGATACTCGGGTTGTTAAAAGGAGTTTTATAAACTTCACCCTCAACGTGAGCCTGCCACGCTGGATTCCACTTGGCGTGCAGATACTGTTTGTTCAGCTCGTGCGCCAGGTTAATTTTGGACGCCAGTTCGGGCTCAGATCGCCAGGTTTGTGACCCGTCAGCGTAATCACCGCAGGTCTCCCCATGGTAATAAGGCAGACCTACAGACATACAACGCTTTAAATCCTTATGTTTAAAACGCATTCCGTAATCCATATCCTCACAGTACGCCGGATACAAGTTCTCATCAAACAACCCGTACTGCTGCACAACCCAGTCTTTTAAGAGAAAGAAATCCCAACTGCCGTTCTCCCCGTGGACGATACCGGTTTCCGCATCTGCTGCGTGCTCCACGGCTTGCTTTAAAAACCCCGGTGTGAACATCAAGTCATGGTTTGTGATGATCCAGTACGGAGCAAACATAAACGACTTGATGATCAGATTCCACGCGCCAGAACAACCGAAGTTCGACGGCATGTGGGTCACGACAACCCGCTTCACGTACTTATGCGGAACCTTAGTTAAATAGTCCAGTTCTTCAGTGATTTGACCTCGGCCGTTGTTATTGAAAATAACAAAGGTATCAACCGGATAGTCTATGCTGTAGAATAATCTGTATACCCAATGAGGCGCATTAACAACAGCTGTACCGATAACAGGGATCATGTATTAGCGAATAAAATCAATCTGCCACCATACTAACAGTCTTCAGCAGAAAAAAGTAGGGCTATACTGGAGTTAAATAAAGAAAAACCAGTGGCTACGCGGCGTAATCTGGATGACGCTAGATCCTACGGTCGCAGCATCCAGCCCATTCATGATCTGCAGACTGGAGACTCTGCGCTCTCCGGAGCTGACGTTTTAGCAGTATTAGATGTCAGCGAGATCGACGCAGACGCACAACCAAAGAAAGTAACTGTTAGTGGCTTTGCGGCCGCAGCAGCTGCATACATTACAGTAGGTGGCAGCACTACACTAGGGCCGGCTGGCGCCATTCAATTCAAAGCTGGTACTACAGCTTCAGGCAGCGAAAATGCGATTTTCACTGGCTCAGGAATCTACGCTTCGGGCATAACGTCACCGAGCTACACAACTACCCTGGCGAGCTTAAACACCGTAGCTACCACGGGGTACGTACTGGCCGCTACGGATAACGGCAGAACGGTTCTCTTCACGAACGCGACGGGTGTAGCCGTCCAGGTGCCACAAGGTCTGACAAACGGATTTAACTGCACGCTGATTCAGCTGGCTTCTGGTCAAGTAACGGTTACTTCGGGTACCTCCGTTACGCTGGACTCTGCGGGAGCCACGTTTAAGACTGCAAGGCAATTTGCAGTGGCGGGTGTGATCGGTATATCCGCAGACAGATACATTCTTACCGGCGAAACCTCAGCTTAATCATGTTTTTAATCCCACCGAAAGCAAGATTTAGTGCCTCGGCAAGAAGAAAAACAGGAGGTGGGCCCGTCGACCCAACGCCAGGGCTATCTCCAGTTCTTTGGTATGACTTTGCCGATCAGACAACCGTAACAACATCTGGTACTGAGATCACGGCAGTAACCAGCAAAGGCAGCAGGGCGTGGACGCTCACTAAAAGCGCAACCGGCCCGCAGTATGTCACCGGTATCAACGGCAAGAAATGCGTAGACTGGGGCAGCAGTAATCACAGTAACTATCTGCGCAATTCTACTACAACAACAACTGCTATAGCTGAAATTTACGTTGTCATGGACGGGGCATTTGGCGGAACTTACACTGCTTTTGGTGGCCTAATAACTGCCTATGATGATCCAGGTTGGTACATTAGTGGGCTCAATACAGCTTACACCCAAGCAAGCACAGGTTTTGATAGGGCTTACATTAACGGTGGAGCAACCAACAGATTTGGAACGTCGCACTTTACTTCGCCAAGTGTAGACAACCCCTCGATTATTCGCATCTTAAATAATGGTTCGGCTTCATTCAATACCAACCAGGGTGTTCAGCTGGGTAACGATAGAAGCAATTTCTACCTCGGCACTCGCGGTTGGCTTGGCCTGATGGGTGAAGTGATCTGTTTCTCTTCTGTTCTGAACAGCACCGATCGAGACTCGTTGCAATCATGGCTAGCCTCTAAGTGGGGCATCACGCTGGTCTAACAAAAAACTGCTAATATACTGGCACTATAATCAACCTGCATGGCGACCTACCTCTGGGGTCCGGAGCAACGACTGATCGTGCCCACGCCGGAAACGGCTTTCTTAATGCACGACGACGACTCCGGCCGGTGCCAGATGTTCCAAGTCGGCATACCTGAATTAGCCTTAGTTAACTTCGTCAAACAGTTCAGTTCCCCGGATTCGATTTTTGTCGATGGTGGAGCGCACATGGGCGTGTACTCGATCCTGTTAGCCGACAGCTTTAAACAGGTGTACGCTTTTGAGCCCCAGAACAGAACGTACTTCCAGCTCTGTGGCAACATATTCATCAACGAGAAACACAATATCGTACCTCATGCAGCAGCCCTAACCGACTTTGCTGACGTACGTACATTATCCATCGTATCCGATGACGGCGGGGGCTCAACACTTGAAGCCACGCCGGAAAAAGTTAAATCCACATTGGAAGTCCGTACGTGCGCGCTTGACGACTACACACTCGAAAATATCGGCTTGATCAAACTCGACGTTGAAGGCAGCGAATACAAAGCTCTACTAGGAGCCAAGCGGTCCCTCGAAGCCAGTAACTACCCACCGATTGTTTTCGAATCTAACAATCACCCGTGGTACTCCGATTCCAAGGACACCTTATTCAAATATTTAACTAGCCTCAATTATTCAATTGCCCAGATCCAGCCGTTCACGAACATGTATCTGGCTCTACAAGAGAAGGATCAATTAAAGTCAAATTAATCCCCACCTCAGTAAACATATCCTTGGACGCGGTGAAGCTCTTGAGCCACCTATCGGGGATATCAATTTCTGGTGCCACGACGCGCTTAAATCCTGCCTGTATCAACAACGTGCAGCACGTATTGCACGGCAAGAACGGCCACACGTAAACCGTCGAGCCATCCAGGCAAACACCATTTCTTGCGGCCTGCGCCACGATGTTCGCTTCCGCGTGAACGGTGCGTAGTAGCTTTTCTTCACGATCCAGCAGCCTTCCAGGCAAATCAACGATGTGTTGCGGGAACCCGTTGTAACCTGTAGCTAAGACACGGCGATCGCGGACCGCCACAGCGCCAACCTTCGTGGACGGGTCCTTAGACCAATCAGACACATGCTTAGCGAAAGATAAGAACCTTACATCCCAACTCAGGGCAGAGGAATCCCCAGGCTTATAAGTAGACTGAGACAAGAAGTCGCGCCCCAAAATGAGCTGGTGGAACACTGCATTACAGACGTTACAGCGGGGCGGCCAAAGTGTCCAGCAGGCAGGTCAGCGTGCAATCAGGATCGCCACGCAAAACCCTGTGGCTCGTCCCGTTGTGGAACAGTACCGTCGCCTGCCTCCTTCAATCAGAGTTGCGGTCAACCCCCTGTCCAACGCCAATATTCCACTCAAACCGGGGCCAGTTCTTAGAACCTTAGGCGCCGGATACGCCGTCGACACGCTAGTAGAAAATATTGCAAAAGCAATACCCAACAAGCAACTCGGTGCGGATATAGGAAGCGCGTATCTCCTTACCTCCTTACCTGTAGGAGGTCCGCTTCAACGACTCGCTGCAGCAGCAGCTTTATGGCCCACGCCGGTCAACCGTGGCGAAGAAGAACTTATGAAGCAGGAGCGGGCTCGTTATGAGCGCGAGGCCGCTGATACTCGTGATGCGCGAGCACGCAACCAGGCGCAGAGAACTGAACCACGGTCTGATACTTCCGCTCGCGCAGGGTTAAGCCTGCCAGCTCCGGCAGAAGCGGCCTATGCGCCACCGGGTCCGAGGCAATCGCCAGCGGCCACGAATCCATGGCCCTCACCGATGGATGCAACTGCTCGCACAAGCCTCCCATCGCAACCGACAGCGACAGCACAGACGGCGCCGAGAGTTTCGCCAGAAATACTGGAACAATCATCACAGTTCGTAGCTCCTACAAACGTACCTTTAGCACAGTTCTACAGGGCACAGGATGAGCTCGGCAAAAAATTAGGTGCAACCGAGCTGGTTCGATTGATGAAAGAAACCGGCCGTGTAGAGGATATGCCTGAAGACGCCCTTATCAAATGGGCAACTCAGAATCCAGGTCTAGCGTACCGAGAAGTCCTAAAGGGGCAAATTTAAGTATTTATACAAACTCTTGATACGAAGAGCACTCGGCTGCGAAGGCTCCACCGGCTTCGGGAAAATCAAGTTGGCAGCCCCTACCAGTCATGTGAATACACATATAGCACGTAACACCTTCCTTCGTGGGAGTCGAAACCTCAGCAGAACCCAAAACTTTATAAATTTTGTTGAGCTGCAATTTGGCGTCTCGGACCTCCTCAAAGTATTCGGCCGACAGTTCGTACGTCGTAAGGCGATGGCCACAGCCACCGCACTCTTTCCGCCGTCTGGTGTAGCGAGCCTTCCTACGACTCTCAATCACCCGCAACTCAAAGGCAGTGCAAGCAGGACAGCAAGTAGGGGTTAAGCCAGACATGAGATTAAAGTTGAATGCCCTGAGCGAGACTTGAACTCGCACAACCGCAATGGCCGACAGATTTTAAGTCTGTTGTGTCTACCGATTCCACCACCAGGGCTGGTGCGCGTCGAGGGAATTGAACCCACCTTAGGCGAATTATGAGTTCGCTGCATTCACCAGATTGCTAGACGCGCCTGGCGAGCACAGTATAACTGGCGGCAGCGAACCCAACGGGCTTTAAACAGTTCGTTATCTATCGAGACTCATAATTCTCCACGGGGGTTCCCGCCTTGTCACAGGTGTCCAAAAACCGCCGCATCAGCGGATCACGGTCATTTTCAGAAACTTGCTCTGTTTCTGCTCCCAGAACGTGGTCCTCTGCCAGCCGGTTTTCTAGGTGCATAATGCCACGGATCAGATACCCGTAGTCGCGGGTTTCAGTCACAGGGACTTCAACTTGACCGCAGACATCGCAATCTCCATAATGGAATGTCGAAACACCGCCAGGCATAGGAGAGCCAAATAAAGTCCCGCATGTATAACAGACCTTATCAGCTTTTGTAAGCTTTCCGTGCAGATGCTGTACGATGTGGAGATCGTTAGCAACGCGAGTTGAGTTTGTAGTCACGTTAGATAAAAACTTTTTCGGTGTTCCGAGAACGACGATTTACCGCTAATTGAATGTTAGTGCGAGACGAGCACACATAGTTGCAGTAAGGACCAGTTCTGGTGGGGTTTTGTGCTGCCCGCTGAAGCCACACGCGAAGACGGGCTCCGCGCAGAACAACCTCTTCACCGCAGTAGGGGCACGCTGACCGTAATTCGTTTAAGGCTGAGACTGACATGAGAACAGAAGAGATTTAAATGTACTAAAGCATCCTAATACGATCTAAAGCTTTCCTGGCTTCAGGTGAGTAATCCACAGCATACGAACCCCTGAACAAGGATTTCAAAAACATAACTTCCTCCTCTGAGAAATACTGAGATAACAGCTCAGAATGTAGCCCGCACAAGACGGACCCAACGCTCAAAGAAGAAGGCAAGCGATTAAAAAGCGAAGCAGCAAAACTGATGTCAAGTAAATTCAAAGGAGCCATGTTGCTGTGAAACAGTGTCTTGAGCACTAATAACGCGAGTGAAACCGTGTAAACACTTAATAAAACACAACAGTAAGCTCAGAGCGGATCGGGCCTAGTTTAACAAGGTTGACAGAGCCAGTAAGATGTTGTTTGAAAAAATTTCACCTATGGACTCCAAATTAAACAAAGACTACAGAATCACTCACGCGTGGTACGAGCAGCTCCTAGCCAGTTACCAGCGAGTCAGCAACGAGCCCACGGCGGAAAAGTTACGATTCCTGCCGGATGAATATCGTACGATCGTTGAAATAGGGGTGTACGAAGGTGCTTCGTCGTGCTGGTGGTCCGATAACTTCCTAGAACACCCGGAAAGTCGTCTAATTTCAATCGATCCGTTCACAGGGAACGAAGAATATCGGCAAAACAGGGAAAAATTCCCGACACTTAACGATATTGAGTACATTGCACGCTCAAATATCGCTAAAAGTAAGCATCCGGGCAAAGTTACGGTGATGAAAGGCGCCTCGTGGGACCTGTTTCCCCTTGTCGCAAGGCAACTTCAGGCTGAGAACCGCAAGATCGACATCCTGTACATTGACGGAGAGCACACAGCGGAAGCCGTATGCCGTGACGCAGCTCTTTACGTGCCCCTAGTCCGTCACCACGGGGCAGTTATCTTCGACGATTTCGGTGATGCGGACGTAGCTAGGGGTGTTGAGGGTGCTCTGGCTGCACTGAGGTGCATCGAAAAAGCGTTTTGTCCCGGCTGGCAGCTCTGGTGCATCAAGGGGACCCCAAAGGACGCTGACGAACAAGCCCATTGAGCTTCGGTAAGTCCGTGCTCGCTAGCCCCATCAAACCACGGGGGACTAAATGTCGACGAGAGGGGCGTCATTTCAACTGACACCCCGTGGCCGGAAATTCCGATCACGGTGTGAGCAGGCGGTTCTGCTACTGCGGAGCAACGCAGGTTCGAATCCTGCCTAAGTGATTAATACAAGCGGTCGTCGCGGCTCGCTTCAGCTATAGCCATGGGTCTACCAACACCCATCAGATAGTCTGCTAAAAATTGCTCAGAATCAATCTGTGCTTTACGTACAGGAGGCAATGCTGGTTGCAGCTTATCCTGCATATCCCGCATTTTTTGCATTCGAGGGATTAGGCGCAGCTCCCCAGGCAGAGCCGGAAAAGAATGTAGAGAAGCGCCACCAGGGATACCCATCTCATCGAAATTAGGCATATTCGCCATCAGCTCCCCAATCGAAGCGTACGCCACGTAAATCTCTCAGCTCTCTATATTTTACACACAAAAAGATGGAAGACATCGAGGGAACCTCGAACAGACCCGTTAAAGTAAGTTGGCGACTAAAGCGCGATGCCCTCAACTGTTCAGATCCACGCCTACCGTTCGGGTATCTTTCAAAAATTTAAAGTCAGCACTAAAGACGAAGAAAACACCCGTAAACGCTTAGTGGCTGAGGGCTACGTTATTTGCCAAGTTGAGGGTCCACGCCGGTTCGAAGAATCGTCAGAGCCCTCTCGTAGAAAGGGCCCGACGTTTTACCCGATTTCTCCAGTATCTTCTTAACTTGCAGCCACTTCTCGTAGTTTGGTTTATCCGTTAGATCACCTTCCACGGAATAACTCAGAGAGTCCAAACTCCAATCTAGCTGGGTTAAACCTTTCTTTAGCTAAGTCAACTCTACGTTGTAACTCATTTCGATTCTGCCGCCGGCTCATCTCAACCCGCTGAGCAGGAGTTAGGGCTTGAATGCTGGCTGTTAACGGCCTGGGCGTCGTACGTTGTGGCGACGCCACTCCGCTTCTTGGAGCCGTACCAAGAGCTTGACGAAGTTTGGGAACGATACCTTCGCCAGTCTGTTGGCGAACAACCTCATTCACAGCTCGGGCAGCAGCGGTGCCGACCATGCCCACGCCAATTCCCGGAGCAAGGGGAGCCGCAGCCGGTGTCGCTAAAACTCCTGCAGCCGCCACGGCGGAAGGGAGACTCTGCGCATACTCTTGCGCCATCTGCCTGCCCATCGCTACGGGACCCTCGCGATACCCCGTTTGTATAGCTTCGGGGCTAGGAATTAAATCAGCAGCACCAGGCAACAACGCAGACGGAGTTTGTCTGATGCCTCGGCCAAGTTCTTGCAGACCTTTGGCAGCAATAACTTCAGGGGGAATGGAATAATACGACTTTGTAGTTAAAGGCAATCTTCCCTGCCCAACCTCAGTCGTATTTCTACTGCGGTCCATACGAACAGATCCCGCCAAACCTGCCTCAGGCCGAGTCAATTGCAGCGGTACGACTTGCCCATTTGCGTCGATGTACGCAAGCTGATTACCTTCTGCTGTATAAGGCCCAAACCCGGCAGTTTGATAAGCTGCGCCACGGATGTTGGGAAGCTGTTGCCTAGCGTCAATAAACGGCTCAAGCTTACGCAGCGTGGAACTTGTGTCAGCCGTGCGCCCTTCGCGCTTTTTTTGTTCAACGATGTCTCGGGACTTGAGGGGGGAGTTGCTCACGAGTGTACCCGGAGGCAAACCTTCTAAAGCTTTACCTTGAGCAAATCGCCCAAAGGCGTCGGAAACAGCCGAAGGCAACTCTTTCGGTTCGTAGCTGTACCCCTGGCCAGGGCCAGGTCCCTTAGTCATGAAAGAAACAGATGCAGTTCCCAGAACAGGATTATCCGCGAGGAACCGAAGCGCATTGAGAGAAACATTGTTCGGCATAGAGCTGAGCGCCGAAAGCGGATTCAACCGAGGGGTACCGGTACTCACATCAATCCCGTACTGCCCTCTTTCCCCAGGTTCAGGTAAAGAGACGGAATCGGTATCAGGGTCATAATTTAACTCTAACTTTCGTACAGTATCCGGCCGCGTCGAAAAATTAGGATAAGCCTCCCGCAAGAGAGCTTCCGACCGTGGGAGAGCACGGTCAAGAGCCTCCGCCCGGTTGCGAATTTTCTTCACCATTGCGGCCACTTCCGGACCACTGGAAGGATCATTCGTACGGATGTACTTACCACCGCCGACGATTGGCCGAGTTGGGTATGTCGCGGGAGCGGAGACAGCACGCATGGCGTCACCGTAACCACGGGTGTCTAACTGCTGTAAAGCGTTTTGCTGTAGTTCAGTATTACCGCTAGTGTAGAGTGATTCAACATCATCTACAAAACTCCGACCTAGTGCAGGGTTGTTAACAAATTCTGCATCACTATTTAACAATACGTCGTATATAGCTTTTCGCTGCTCCGGCAATGAAATAACCTGCTCCCTGTCTACATAAGGTAGATACTCTTTAACAGACGGACCACGAAGAGGACGCCGTTGCGGGTCCTTAGGTGCGCTGGCTAATAGCCGTTCAACTTCTGGATACTGGGAAACAACTCGTTTAATAGCTTCTAAACGATCCTTTTGAATAGCCGCATTCAATCCAGGTATAGGCTCCATACCTTGGGACGACTCAAGAACCTGAACCTGCGGCGTTCTATCCGCTGGGGGAGCAGTTGGCACACGGTCCGCTGAGTCCTGCCGCCGAAGAAGATTGAAGTACTCACGCCTAGCGTCTTCCTCCCGAGCGGCGTCCATTGAAGCCCCTCGACTTTCCTCAAACGCTCGACGCGTAGCACGCTGAACCCCATACGGGCCGAGCGCTTGTTCGACTTGCGGTAACACTGTCTCCGCAATAAACGCTCTAGCACGCTCACTAGGATGAGTTATTTGACTAACTAACCCACCAAGATCTCGTTGAATCGAGGACAAACGATTAGTAGCGTCAGTTAACTCTGCAACAGTGTTAAAAGACAAAGGTAGGGATTGAATGCGAGAAGCAAACTCATTAACCCGATCCCCGTATGGATCAACTTCAAGCGGTAAAGCAAGCTGACGAGAAGTTAGGCTCCGGGGAGCAGACTCGTACAGACTCGCCAACGAAGCATTGCTAGGGCTGATATTTTGGAGTCGATTCTGAGTGGTAGCAATATCCTCAGAATACGCATTCACTCGAGCCGCAATAGACTCTAAATCCTGTATTTGATTTAAAGCTTCGGCAGTGTTCTCATAAACAGGCTCAATTGAAGGAATATCGCTACGCCCGGTAGCATTCTGATTTACAAAATTAGCTGCCTCCGTGGCAGCATCATAGTCTCTAGTGTTTTCTAATACGTCAGAATTACCTGCAAAGCGTACGGTTCGAAGAGTCCTTAACTGTTCAGGAGTAAAAGAGCCCGCACGTAAAGCCCGAAGAAACCGATCCCCCGCATCTGTGCCGCGTATGTTTATAGTCTGATTCGTAAAGTACTCTCTAGCTTTAGGGTTCTGGTTTACAAAGTTATAAACGTTATACTCTTCTAGATCAGGGTCTATGCTGACATCTTCAGAAAACGGAACTCTATCTGGAAAATCGCTCGAATCAACTCTCCTCCTATAAGCCTCTACTTCTTCGGGTCCAATATAATCATCGGGATCGTAATCAGGATCATTGTACTCGCGATTTGTCCTTATCTCTTCTTCGATATAGTCATCTAAAAACCCTTGATTGAGAGCACGATCAACTAACGCATCACGAGCGTCGTCTTGGGAGTAAGGATTAACGTCCCCATACTCTGAATAAGCGTCTAGAGCCTTACGTAAAGTCTCTGTATTAAGTGGAGAAGGCACGTAACAACCCGCTTTACTTTAAGTATACGAGGTCTGGCCACGGAGGCAGGACGGGTCTCGGTCCAGTATGGTACACTACACGAGTCCTATGCGCTCAGTGCTTTGTCTAACAGCATGATGACGGTAGAAATCTACCGATACGCCGACACATGGTGCTTCACAGACGAAAAACGAGGCTTGATTCACGAGCCGTTTGTCCTCGGAACGCCTGAAATCGTCGATTACATGATCGAAAGCCTGCCGTCACAGAACACGGAAAACAAGTACAGGATCATTTTTAGCTCAGAAATGTTCCCTAATTGCAAAACACACTTAAAAAGAGATAAAAACGAGCATGGGGGAGCATGGTACGCCTTACAAGCAGAGCAAAAAGACGAACTTAGAGGTTGGTTATGCCCCGCTACACTTAAGTTTTTTGCAGATTTTCCTGAATGTATCTTTTTTCACCTTGAATCAATGTCAGGTCAAGGGACTCCTAGGGCTCAAAAGTAAAAACTTATCGCGATCTAGAAATTCACGAGGAGTAACGGGAGCTCTAGGGTCCCTAAATTCGCGTAAGTCTAATTTAGACGGCTCTAATTTAAAAGAAGGGGAAGAGTCTTCTCTATACATTTCTTGCTCATAAATATCTATGTTCTCTGGAGGTCCTTGAATAAGGTTCTTATTCAAGTAATCAAACAGAAAAGACTTAGGGTCAGCCCTGAGTACAGGCCCCAGCTCATCCGGAACTCCATAAGAGCCTTCAGGGTCGTTGTAACGCGCATAATCGGGCGAATAATAAGTCACAAGTGAAAATCGAGCTTGTTTTAGTCTAAATGAAGCTTCGTATCTGCGATAAACACACGCCCTGAACACCCTTCCGTGGCGCGGGAGTGGAATAACCCGACACGACAAAAGAAGCTCTAACGTCCACGGCTGGGCTCGAACCAGCGACCGACCGCTTAGAAGGCGGTTGCTCTATCCATCTGAGCTACGTAGACCCGGAAAACGCTTTACCCGAAAGAAGGAGCGTCCTCCGACGGTAGCTCAGACAGGTACTTGCGTAAGAAAGCTGTCGCAATCGGTGACGGAGGCTCGTCAGGGGCGTCTGTAAGCTCCTCGAAGTAACCCGCAAGAGCTAACTCAGGCCCGTATTTCCGAACCATTGCGCTAAAAGGGATCTTACCTAAGGCAGCATCCTCTTCTTTGAAGATAGACATGGTATCAAGGAGCTTGAATAGGGCCTAAAACCTGACGCAAAGTATTCGCGTCGTGATCTATAACATCACGGTAATCCATCAACATATTTAATTTGTCCCCAGGCGTAATAATATGCGGTTCACCACTGTACCCAGAGTAGATATTACGAACAATACGAGGAGTAACCTGCGCAATGTACTCTTCCAGTAATTCTGGCCCTGTTACAACCTGATCTCTGTAGTACATTCCGTACTCTGCGCGGCGTGGAATAAGTCTAAAGCAAAAACCACGCGGCGAAAAAATTTTTGTGAAGCATCTGTCAATATGCTGTCACTCAAAACTACGCCCCCCAATTTACCCAGAAAATTACCAGACCCTTCTCGCCCACGCCGACGAGTAAGCGCGCTATATAAAAAAAAGGACCTTGCGACCAACACGGACAGTAAGCATAAGCTATACACTTAGCGTTCGCTATTCTTTATACTTAGCACTGAGTATAACTAACACACAAGGAGTAGGCTACAACAACTCTATTGTTATACAATACTGAGGGGGTAGGTAGTTTTATTTAACGCGCGCGCTCGCGTGTGTGTGTGCGTGTGTGCGTGTGTGCGTGTGTGCGTGTGCGTGTGTGTGTGTGCGTGCGTGCGTTTCCTCCTACTGGAGAAGGACCCTGGCAGACTAGGACACCTGTACCATTAGCTACGCTTATAGAAGAATAGGTATTTGTACCTAGTGGAAAGGGTTGACGGACGGACCAGATCGGGGCGATGCTGTGCTCACTGATCGAAACCCGATCGGTTGAACCTTGAAAACTGAATCAACCCCGCGATGGCCGAACGGTCGCCACGCGTGCCGCCGATGGTAGGGAGCTCTTCCCCGAAACGTAGGCGATGGCAGGCATGGTGTAACCGAACGTGAGCGGCGGGAGTTGTAGTAGGTAACTAGGTTGACGAACCTTGACAATTAAATAGTTTAGTTATGTGTGTGCGGGTTAGCACGGGTAGCCGACACAATAGCTAACTATTTCATACTTAAGTGATGAAGCGGGCGCGGAAGTTCCCCCGCAAGGTATAACCGTGGGTCACACTGTCCGATAGGCGAACCCTATCTACTCACGCTCTGTATCTATGTCACGCATTATCAGTGGGCACGTTGTAACTACAACTGATCTGCAGGGTCGTTCCCTGTAACTAGCTGCGCAATGTATGGGTCGCACCGTACACATTATCAGCGCACAGTGTTAGTTACATTGTACTGATTGTGTCCAGCGTATCTGTCTTTAGAGCAGGTACGCGGACCGTTGGACACTGATCCCTCACCACGGCGGCGCCCGTAGGATGGCGGGATTAGTTATCTGCCAGCGATTGCATTCGTACGCTGTAACTAACACTGTGCGTCGATTATGTTTTCCGTTTGATTACCGGATGATCCTTTGAGGGATCCCGGATTGTTTCTAGTCCGCTGACAAGGTAGACCAATCGTGGATCAAGTTATGATCTAAATTAGATCATGGCACTGAATCAATCTTAGCGTTTATCTTGTCAGCGTGATTCTCTCCCGTAGGGTGTAACTTACACTTTACCTGAGAGATTCACTCTCTCAACGTCCACATTGTTTTAACAGGTGATCCGTCATGACTGCTAAGCAAATCGAAGCAATTGCTCGCAAGGCTGCGAACCTTTCGCGTAAACAATCGGCCAAACTTTCTCGCTGATTGTTTTACTAAATTCGTCGCATCTTTTGCCATGTACTTCCAACATCTTTGCACACATAACGACCGTAATGGTAACCCACGGCGGCTGTATGTTCTTGTTAATGAAGGGCAACGTATAGCCGCATGGGATGAAGGCTACATGGGTAGCGATGCAGTGCCAGGTATCTGGCGCAGTGCCGCATACGATGCGGAACGTATAAACATTAAGCCGGGTTTGTATAACGAATTGCGGCGCACGTTGCCCTCACCCGACTGGGCTCATGAAGTGCCCGGTTTCTCTCATCTTCGTCAGTCTGTTTGATTTAATCATGAACACTTTTACCCTCGCAACTGGTCGCCAAGTTGAGAAGAATGCCACGCATTGCGTGGCTGTTAAGTCTCGCGGCCGATGGAATCACCAGTGGTTCAAGTCTGATCGCGGCGCACAGAATGAGTTAAAGCGTTTGCGTAGTTATAGTGCAGACACTATTGCTTATTACGACATTCAGGAGTTTAAGTTAATCAAACCGAATACTTGATTGCTGTAACTAACCCTGCATCTTGTCACCATGATACAAACACAATTCGATGAACTCTATCGCGCTGTTTACGAAGCCTATGAGTTAGCTGGCCTGAAGGATGAGTATGTTCGCTCTACCTTAGGTGACGCACTCGATCACATGATCTTGCTTAAACAGCATAAACTTATTTACCCTGACCAAGCCTAACCTCACCTATTCTTTCTGAATCATGTCTTACCGCATCGTTAATCTCTCGCCCTATGGCTACGAAACTCTCGCACACTTTGACTCTTATTCAGAAGCTGATGACGCCTACGATTCATTCGCTGAATCTCTCCCACACGCTTGGGTAGAGATTATCAGCGAGGCTGAGTTTCTAGCAGGCTCACCTACAGACTGACTGCATCAAATTACTATCATCATTCACCGCCATGACTACAATCGACGCGACCACAATTCGCATAGCTTTGATTGACTATCGCACAGCATTACTGCAATTATTTAATGGGTACCCGCACGTTTATACAACGTTAGGTGACAAGATCAAACAGATTGATGACGCCCTTCTGTCTATAGAGGGCAACATCACCACGGTCCAGATTATCCCCAACACCTGCAATCCAAACCGATGAGCAGCAACTTTGACCAGATCTCCTACTACCACAAAGAGATTCTCCTGCGCACAATGTCTTACCACATGTCGCAGGATTTGCGCAGGATTCTTATGCGCGAGTGCCCCGCAGCATACAATGCACTTTGTGGGCGCACAGTTATAACTTCTCAGATTGAGGATAACGGCGACACGGTTATCACCCGCTAACGCGGGGCCAACTCACACAATTACACCAACATCACAATGTCACACAAACTGTGGAGCATTGAGCACACCGATACATTCGGTGGAGAGCCTAACTATTGCTGGGTTAACCGCAGCGAGGTAGAGATACCTGAAAAGTACAGTTCAGCGTGGATTGTACGCACACTCAAGAAAGAACTTGGGTGGACAGGATTACCCTGTATCACCTCAGATTGGGGCACTTACATCATCATCCGTCCAACGGATAGGTGTGAGATTGTGCTTGCAACCTTAACTGACTGAATCCACACTAACTAACCACGAGGATCGAACAATGCGAGTGATCGAACAGCAGATGCTGGATGCAATCCGCAATCGTAAGGATTGGAAGTCCAGCAATACACGAGTTCAGGTAACGTACTTCCCGCACGGTGACACAAACATCGAACGGATTAACGTCTACCTTCACGACAATCTGATCGCACAGATCAGGCCCGACCTTGTAAGTATCTGCGACTGTGGGTGGCAAACACCTACAACTAAGTCACGCCTGAATGTCATCCTGCACAATCTTTGTGGCGCAGGCATTTATCAGAAGAATCACAAGTGGTTCGCCACCGCAATCGAAGAAGATGATTGGAGGGTTGAAGTGAATTCTCACCACCACTTCGTCCGGGGTTAATTATGTTCTACATCCAACGCAAAACGACAAACGAACTAGAAACTGTGGATCAGTTCGACACATACAAGGAAGCCTCACGTATGTGCAACGAATACAACATTTCTGATCCAGTTGCGCGATACTATGTATCACGCAGGCCATGCAAATCCTGGAACTCTGACTGATTATGGAACTCCAACAAATCGAAGAGTATGTGAAATCAACTCACAACGCTGTAGGTAACTACCTTGAAACAGAACACATCTACATGATGGCTGAGCTTATTTACGACCGGCTGAAAAGTACCCCGACAGAAGATGAGCTAGAAGACATGATCTCTGAGCTTCACGCTGAAGCTAGGGATGCACGTTGTCGTTAATCCCGCTACGCGGGGCGCCTTTACCATTTGCCACTGAATCACAATGTCTTACACCCATAACGCTGCGATTGCTACTTGCACAGTCGCTAACATCAAGTCTAAGGAAGATGTACTTCTGCACATTTACGATTACCTGACCAATCACGAGGATGAGATTCCGCCCTCACTTGAATGGGTAACATACGAGGGTTTTGTAGAGGAAACCGAGCAGTATCTTGAACTCGACGGCGACAAGCTAACCATCAAACTTGACACGGAAGATGGCAACTACGACCAAGACATTTTCGACTTCATTTCAGCTCACTACGCAACCTTAATGGTCAGCAAGTACATGAAAGTAATTTGGATCACATACGATAGCCGATCTGGATTATCTGGAGAGTGCTACCTCTACGACAAGAATCATCGTCTCGTAGACATTGATTCAATCATCCTCGGTTCGTAACCAACGTACAAAGTCATGAACATCTACGAGAAGGTCCACGGGCAATCGTCTCGTGATAAACTGCGCGAGCTGGTAGACATGCACGGCATGGAACTGTACATTGCTCGCGCACTCATCCTCCGTGTGGGGGATGATGTATGCGACGAATTGTTGTATGACATGAAACATGGAATGATTGTCTAACCCGCTTCGCGGGGCCAACTCACACAATCAACCTCTGCACATTTGCATCATGAACACTACCCCAATTCCCTATCGTTACGAACAGCGCCACTACCCCAACAACAACAGTTGGTATCGAGAACTTATCTTCCGGGATAACACTGTGGTGGGTGAGATTAGAGAGCCGGTCGAATCCACGGCGGCTCATAAAATCTATAACGTGTGTAAGTACGAGCCGCTCGAAGTTGCGGACGGCGTAGTTCACATCGCTCAAGTTATACAGAGCTTCAATCGTGTCATCGACGCGAAAGAGTTTGTTAACAATGGCGGTATAAATTAACCCAACAGAAATTTACTATCATCATGTTCGTCGTTCGCGCAATCGGGGTTGGCTTAATTATCGGCGGCCTAACTAGCTTTTATCCTCCCATAACCCTACTGGGGGCATGTATCTTACTCGCTGGAGTTCTTCGTGACTGTTGACATTGAACTAGATGCTGCAGTGTTACGCACAGCGCTGATCCACGAGTGCAATGCGTCGCAGCGCTGGGCTGAAATGTACAGCGCCAACACCGAACACCCCAATTACAAGATGTACTCAAAGCGAGTCATCGAACTAGACCGAATCATTGGGGAACTATGGGACATAAAGGGTCGCGTAAGTGTGACCCAAACCAAGAAACAGACTAAAGCCAAACCTACGCTTACTAAACCGTCAAATGAACCGAACAATGTCAAACAAGCAGACACACTCGCTAAGCTCAAAGTTGCACAACCTCCTCACGAATGACCATCGACGCAGGAATCAACTACAGCTATTTACATACGCTGTTGACTGCATCGTAAGCGGCGTTGAATGTGGAGTTTCTTATGAAGAAGCAGTACACGAATGTGTGAGAGAGTGTAGCGTCATTAAACTCTTATTGACCGTAAAACCCTAAGAATGTACAAGTACAAACTCGAATGGGTGCGATTCCATGACTTAGACAGTGACGAAGAGTTAAAGGTTGGGCGTGAGCTTCAAAATACCTTCTGGTACGCTGAAGAACACGAAGACCTAGTGAGACAATTAGAAGAACATAAGAATCTACGAATCAGATACATTGCGTATCACTGCACGAGAGAAAAGAACGAGACCGATAACTCCCTAAAGACATAGCTGTGGGGGAGAGATTAGTTGCCACGCCGGCAGTATCTGTACTTCATTTCCGTTTCTTAGTTAATGTCTTTCAAAGAACTTGTCCGGGCTTTTGGTTTTGAATCCAAATTTCTGACGTTTCTGGCTGCGATAGCCGTGACTCTGGGCCTGCTGGCCGCCGCTCAAATCGAGCAAAACAACGTCATACGCAAGAAATGCAATAAGCAAACGCACAAACTTATAGAGCTTAAAGATAGCCTCACACCTCAACTGCTCTGTGTTTATAAGTGAAAGGGTCCTTATCTGCCCCCAGCGAAATTTACGTTAAGTAATCGGTGTTAGTAAGAAAAGTTTTACTTCTACTATTAACCAGCTACCCAGTACGCTTAAGGTAATCTGTAAGATCTAGGTAACGTAGTTAAGAGGTTAATCCGATGGTAAAGTAACTTCGACGACAGTTTCGCCAATGTTTCAGGCACAGAAACCGCTCCGTGAGTTCGATGTCTTCGTGAAAGGCAAAGACGGCTGGAAGTTCACCGAAAGAGTGCAGGGCTCAAGTATTGAGCAAGCTAAATCTGCATTCTTAAGCGCAAATGTAGCAGTGCCTCCGTGGCATGTGACTGCATACCCGCGCAAGTAACAAACCCGGCGGGGCGGGTCGCCTGCCACGGTGCTGCCGGGTAAAAGTGGGGTTCGATTCCCCTTCCGCCGAATCACCTAGCTATCTAGAGGTTTCCTGTGGTATGATCGCCATGGGCGGCACCGGCCCGCAACGAGGTGCGTTTTACTATCACATTCCCTCAAATGATTACCACCAACCACCTACTCGATCTAGGCACACTTGCTGCAGAATCGTATGACGAATACGATGTAGCCTCACAGCAACTTGAGCAGTCTTTCGGCGTTACTTACGTCGCCGCTAAAGACAATCTCCTACGGGACATTCGTATCGCTGAGAAAGAAGGTCTCGATTTCTCTGTTTTCCAGGGCGACGACAGTAGGTTCAAGTTCCCGGATTTCAACGCTCACATTGTTATTCGAGTTCACAAACAACCAACCACACACGACAAACTCACTAAACTTGCCGATAAGGTTGCAAAGCTTGAGCAGGAACTTAAACTAGCTAAGACCATGTTCAAGAACACAGCGGAAGAGCTCATCATGAAAGGCCAATGCGATCAAGTTACCGAAAAGATCACACTCGCCTTCAGCCGTCTTAAAAAGTAGACTGTCGGCTCTGTCAATCCACAACCTATTCTGTTTGCCATGACTTCTCATTACCTTCTTTCCTGCGCAATCAGTGCAGACATTCGTCAGTCAGTTCAAATCAAGTTTGACGATCTCAAACTGCCGCAGAGTGTTGTCGACACTCTTAAGCAGAATAACACTGTGAGTATTCGGCCTAACCTCAGCAATGCTCTCAAGACAGAACTTGATTCGCTTCGCGTACTACAGCGTGAACTGTATGACTGCTATTGCATTCACTACGGCGATTCTCATTTTGTCACTAGCAACTATTTTCATGACGCTAACAAACTGATTAAACAAATTAAAGCAGAAGCAAAGGAAGCTAATGAAAAGCTAGCCGGCCTGTGGGAGTCTGAGTTCTCCAAATGGAAGGAAACGACAGACGGTATTCTGCGACCGCTGTTCAAAGATGACGAGGAATTTAAGCTCGCCTTCGATGCCTACATGAGAATCTTTCCTACAAAGCAGGAGTATCAATCTCCAATTCGTGTCAGTGTGCTCGGTCCGCTGCCTGTCTCACTTAAGAAAGCGGATACTCCCACGGAAACAACAGGTGTAGAAGAGTTTATCGCGTACGAGAACTCAATCAATACACAATCTATTCTTGAAGCCGCTAAGAAACAGGCCGCAGATAAAGCTCTTGTCATCGGCGCTGAACTCATCGATGATCTAGATTGTCGGTCGGCTCATAAAATCGGCAAGCAACAAACGGGCAGCGATAAAAAGCGAGGCTCGTGGGAGATTACAGCAACCAAGCTCAAGCTTATTGCTGACTCCGTTGCTGGCTTCGATAACCTCGCAGACTTGGCCGAGCAATTGCTTGAGTCCGGGCGAAACATGCAGCACGAGAATCGTGGCGTAAGAGAGAAGGCAACAGAAACTTTCTACTCCGTACAGGAGACGATTAAGCAAGAGCTAGAAGATATTTGCAATGTAAGAGATTCTTCTAAGGGTCTTGAGAAGCTCAAGTCTTCAATTGCATTGTCGACAAAGTACAAGCAACTATGCGAACGTATCAAAACAGCAGAGAATGCAAACGTACTAAACCTCCTCTTGCCTGATATCAATCTTGAACTTGACATCTACGAGCAGCGTTCTAAACAACTTAAGAAACTTCTTGAGCAACGTAAAGAGCTTATCCACGCTGCTGGAGGAGCGGGCTTGGATGAGCTGATCTCTGAAGTTGCAAACACCAATGAGGAACCTGACTTCTAATGAGGAGAACGATCTGGACAATTAAATCAAACGAAGGCTACTTGTTTGACATTGAACGCTACACCACTGACGTAACTAAAGCTGTAGAGTTTACAGATTTAGATACAGCACTTAGGAGGTTAGCTCTGGTTAGGTACAAACTGAAGCTGCCTTGTTGGGTAGCCTCTGAGACCATCTCATTTCCACGCGAGAAACCTTTGTCCTATGGCTAGACGATCTACTACCAAATTCGCGACAATCTGTCTTGCACTATCTGCCGAAGAGTCTATAGAAGTTCCTATTTACTACAGGAAAGAAGGGGATGAGCAACTAGGTTATTTCGTTACGAAACAAGAGCAACTTCAGACAAGCAAGGGACGCGATGTCTTCATACGAGAGTGTAAAGACCAAGCTCCGCATTCCCTTCGCGATAGAATAAGAGAAAGCCTGGAGAGGGAACTAGAACCTAGAGTAACTTTTGAAAGAACAATCACCCGTAATGACAGCTTTGAATTACCTAGTCTAGAATCCGTCATCAACTCTAGCGGACATACAAGTGACTTAAAACAGAGAAACAATGTCTTCTCCGCAGAATATCTCGGTAAACACTACAGCTTCGTTCGGCCTGGTACATACCCTGTATCAGAAGGAGTAGAGATTAAAGAGCCTGACAAGGTTTTGGTTAGTAAAACCGCGCCAGACTTTATCGAACTTCAAAGAGAAATCGGGAGGCTCCACGCTCAGTTTTACGCTGATGTGCGCAAGCTATGGAAAGCTGTTGAGCTCGCTAGAACAGATGCGACCGCAAGGTTCGCATCAGGAAAAACCCAAACCCCAGAGGTACAGCAACCTCAAGAACAAAATCAGTCCAGTTTCGACGCCATCCTGAACACCTACAAAACTTCTTGATCATGAACGACGCTCTCTTCACCAAACTCCAAAACTTTCGCTCCGCACTGAACAGCTCACATCTTGAACGTGAAAGCATAATCGACGGACTTCTCGCAACAGTACTCAGCCGACAGAATGCGTTTCTCCTCGGTGTGCCTGGCACGGGCAAGTCTGATCTAGTCCGTTCAATCTGTAACGGAATCAGCGACGCTAAGTACTTCGGGTACCTGCTAAGCCCCACTACGGATCCCTCTGAGGTATTCGGTCCGGTCGCAGTTACCAAACTGTTGAATGACGAGTACACACGAGACATTGAGGGCTATCTTCCGTCGTGCAATATTGCCTTCCTCGATGAATTGTTCCGAGGTAACTCTGCCATCCTTAACTCCTTGCTCACGCTCCTGAATGAACGAACTTTTAATAATGGCAAGGTCAACGTAACAACCCCGATTGAATCTATCGTTGCGGCAACAAATAGTTGGCCCGATGAAGAATCACTGCAGGCTTTCGGTGATCGCTTCTTGTTCCGTCCTACGGTTAACACCCTGAAAAAGCCGATCTCTAAGGCCACGCTCGATCGTTGGAGTGTGGGGATGGCGCAACGTCCGCAAGTGGGAGTACACCTAACGATCAAAGATCTAAAGGATCTTCAGCAGGCTGTCGATGCTGTACAAGTGGAAGATAACTTTCTGGAGAAGTTCAGCGGGGTTTGGGATGTGCTAGAGCAAAGGGGTATCGGTATCTCTGATCGCCGCCGAGTGCAAGTACTTAAGTTTCTCAAAGCTTGGGTAGTGGTACAAGGCGAGACTGAGCTCTGTCCAGAACACATGCACGGATCCCTGATCCACATTGTGTACCAAACAGAGGACGACAAAGAGATCATTCAAGAGGTATTGAATCAAGAGATTCCCACGGCGGATCGCGTCTTTGCAGACGCTAAACGTGCTGCGGCCGGAATCATGGCAGAGTACAACGCACAACAGAGCAAGCATGTACACAAAGCAAACATCGAAACACTCAATGAGTTTGTATTCGACCTGAAGCGCTACTATAAGGATATGTCAATCGTTTACGACAAAGTAAACGAGATCCTTGATGGTTCCAAGCTCCGACTCACATTTAACGCTCGTGCTACAGGAGTGAAACTGATCCAACAGCTTCAAGGGCATAAAGACACCTTGGCACGCGCCATCAACGATCTCAGCAGCAACTAAGACCATGGAAACCAAAAACGAGTTTGTTCTGCTCCTCAACGACGAGCCCCTAACCCTTGCCTGCTCTGCGATTGCAGATTTCCTGTGGAGTGACTTTATCCGAGACGCACGACCTTCCGTCAAGTATCTCATAGAGACACACAACATCAAACAACTATCACGCTTCGGCAAAGAGATCTTCGATCGCTTATACACAGCTGATAACGTCGCGTGGTTGGTGTCCTTCGATGAGTATGAAGAGTATTACCGAAAGTTGTACGACGGTGAGACACCTGCAATGCCTTCGGGATATAAACCGGAGAATGGATTCTGGTGGGCAGTTATGTCTGATCTCACCGAAGCAGCAGCATGGCCCGATCTTTTGATTCGCTGCACAGGCAATCAATTTAACTCAGGTAACAATGCGATCAGCATTCTCAACAAACTATCTGAAGTTATTGAAGAGGCAATCAATAATGCTGCGGTAGATATTAAACTTCTTGTCCACGGGGGCGAGGGCTTAGAGAAACTGCGGGAGAAATACAAACAGGCAATGGGCCAGGGCGACACGAAAGAGGCTCAGAAAGCTCGCGCACAGGGTAAGGCCATGGTGCAGGCAATCAACGAAGCTATTCAACAACTCAAAGATCTTGTACAACCTCACATTAGTAGCGTCGTCGACAAGACAATCAAGGAAAGCGATGAAACCAATGAGCAGCTTTCGACCTTATGGGGGACCGAAAAAGGTATCGGCCGGGACTGTGGCAACCTACAAGAGAAGCGTGCCTTAGCTAATAGACTTAAGAACAACCGTGAGCTTAAACAACTGGCGTCTAAATTAGGTGCTATGAGGAGAGTATGGATCGAGAGAAAGCGTGCTCGTAAAGATCAAGCAAAATACGCTGCAATCACAGGAGCACGATTCAGTAACGATATTACTAAAGCGTTCTCAACTGAACTGGCGCTAGCTGGAACAGATAAAGGACGGGCATTGTTTGCCCTCAAGTACACTCAAAAGACCATCCTCACGAAAGACTACGAGGCAGACAGAAAGGACATCGGTAAAGGTCCAATTGTCATGTACATCGACGTATCCGGCTCTATGCGAGGCGAACAAGAAATCTGGAGTAAGGCTATTGCCTTTATGCTCGCAGAAGAAGGACTTAAAGAAAAGAGGACTGTTCAAATTAATCTGTTTGATACACAGGTTACAGAGACTGTAGTGCTCGACAAGAGCAGACGAGATAACCGTGAATTGCTTGACTTTATCGGGCGATGGCATTTAGGAGGAGGCACTGCCTTCAACTCAGTAATCGCCCACGCGGGGACCAACGCCGAACTCAAAGATAAGGCTGACGTTCTGATGATTACGGATGGGCACTCTGAAGTGTCGGATCCCGTCATCCGCCGGCTTGATGCCCTCAAAACCGAGACGGGCCTTCAATGGTCGACAGTCTGCCTCACCGCACTCGTTCCCAAAGTGTGCTTCCGGTTTAGCGATGAAGTCTACTCTGTCGATACAAGCAAACAAGCCGACGCCATAGACGCTGTGCAGAAGTGCTTCCGTTGAATCCGGAGGAGCGGACGAAGTGAGCGAGCAATGGCCAAGGGTTGACACAGGTGCTAACGTGCAAACCAAGGCGACACGACACTGTGTCAGCCTTGAAAAGAAAACCCAACCTAGACAGATGACTTCTTTTCAATTCACCCTGAATGAGCAGCCTGTTACAGACAAGGAAGCTCTGGCATTGCTCAAGGCTTCCAAGTTCGCTGAAGATGAAATTCCTCAGATCGAGCTAACTAAAGTATTCAATTTAAAGAAACTGAATACGAAGGATTTGTTCATGCAAGCAGTCGCCTCGCAGAACCAAGATTTGGCAACCTTGGCTTGGAAGATCTCTGTTGCCACGGGGGAGCTCCCTGAGACGAGCAAGCCAAAGAAATACGTGCGTCCAAGAGTATCGCACAGAATTAATGCGGACCAACTAAACGAAGATACAGTAATCTCGGCTGTCTGCACTAATAGTGCATACTGGTCAGTGGGAGTTGCGCTACTTGTGTATGCGTTGAACGAGAGATTCCATCCCGGCGTGACTCTTAAGGAGATCTGTATTGATTACGTAAATTTAGCGTGGCACAGATTCGATATGCCAGAAGAATCGATTCTGTTCAAGGGATTTAAACAGGACGACACGAACGTTGGTGCGGTCTGGACTCCCGTCCGAAGCGCAAAAAATACTACAGAAAGAACGTACCCCTCTTCCGCTATTTACATTTGTGCTCGCGAAGGGATGATGTGGGCTAAGGAGCACGGTCTTATCGACATCGAAACCTGCATTTCGTACGGGTCAGAAGACGGGGAAAATAACTCAAGAGCGGCCGCAACCCAACGCAAGTACTACAAACTGAGCTCGACAGAGTTCGGTACAAAAGTTTTCAGTAAATGGGGTGATTCAATCGAACTGGTAAACACTTACTTCTTAAGCCGCCTCAACTGAAACGACTAAAGCAAAAAGCACTATCATCAAGGTCCAGCAAAAACTGGGCCTTTTTTCTCATGAACGTATTTTACTTAGACACAGACCAAAAAGCTGCAGATGCAATCAAAGCTTTAGAAGCGGTCAGTAAACTGTGTCTCGATACAGAAACAACAGGATTACAGCCTCGAATCGCAGAGCCTCGTTTAGTGCAGCTATGCGAAACCACGCCGGGGAACAAAAATCGAGACATCTACGTCTTTGACCTATTCAAAACAAAAGTAACGGCAAGGCTCAAAGAGCTTATTGAAAGCAGGGAGCTTCTAATCTTACACAACGCAAACTTTGATTTACAGTTTCTCCTATACTTAGGCATTGACTACAGAAATAAAATCTTTGACACGTATATAGCTGAAAGAGTCTTACGCTCAGGATTTAAAGAAAAGAAGTACAGCCCAAAGATTGGTAAAGAGTATTTCTCTGATGTGTCTTGCTCGCTAAAAGCCGTGGCCGCGAGGCGTTTAGGGCTCGACCTAGCAAAGGATCAGCAGGTTTCAGACTGGTCAAAAGACGAGCTGAACTTAAATCAGATCGAATACTCCGCCACGGACGTAGATATCCTGCCTGACATTGCGGCAGATCAAATCCGTGAGCTTAAAGAGGAGAACCTTATGCACATATATGGAATGGAGAGCAAGTGCATCCGCCCTGTCGCGAAGATGTGCAGTACAGGCTTCGGCGTAGACCTGGAAAAGCTGCAAGCCTTAAAGCTTAAGATTGAAGAGAAGCTAGAGGGGAAAGTGAGAGAGTTTGTGTATTCATTAGACAAGAGGCTCCCAGACGACCAAAAACTGCCGCGTGGAGAGGACGGGGAGATCGCGATAGGAGTTACGAAGGGAACGAAGCAGAAAAAATTCAACCCCGGTAGCACTAAACAAGTTATTAAAGCGTGCCAAGCGTGCGGAATATCTTTACCAGTAGACGTAAACACAAACAAACCCGTCTTGAATCAAATTGCTTTAGCGGAATTTGATAGCCAAGACCCTACGATTATTCTTTACAGAGAGCAGACGAAAGTCCAGACAGAAAGAGAACACGTAGAAAAACTACTAAATAATGTAAACCCTATAACTCACCGTATACACTCAGGATACAATCAAGTAGGGGCTAACTCAGGAAGATTTACATCGAGCGGAGCAGCTAAAACTAAGGCGCGAGAGAAGAAAAGCGTATTTTCGGTAAACATCCAACAGATTCCACGTTCAAAAGACTTCCGCAGCTGCTTTGTACCTGATAAAGGGTACAAACTTGTCATCTGCGATTGGTCCCAAATTGAGTTGCGTTTAGGTGCTCAACTGATCAACATCCCTCAAATGCGGGAAGCGTTTAACAGAAATATAGACTTACACACACTGACAGCAAGTTTAATTTACAAACTAAATATTAAAGACGTACCTGATGAACTACGGCAGGAAGGTAAGACCCTAAACTTTGCTCTACTGTACGGTATGGGGTATAGAAAATATAAAACCTACACAGCGCAAAGCGGTAAGATTATTTCCTTATCTGAAGCAAAAGTTGCCCACGCGGCATTCCACGCCGCATACCCAAGACTACGAGCGTGGCACCAGGAGAGAGCGGCGTTGGTGCAGGATGGTTGGACTTACGTCAGAACAGCGGTAGGACGGAGACGTTTGCTCAGCTACGACGACACAACAATGATGTGCTGCGCAAACACTTTGATCCAAGGGTCTGGAGCTGACATACTTAAGATAGCTATAGCGGAGTTAGATAACCACCTTAACGACGAAGTAAGATTAGTAGCGTGCATCCACGACGAACTGGTGCTTGAAGTAAAAGAGGAGCTGGCGGATATGTATAAAGAAGTTCTTCAAATGATAATGATCGAGGCGGCTCAGACTGTACTGGTTGACGTTCCCTCAAAAGCAGACGCGAAAGCAGGAAACTCATGGGCAGATAAATAGAGTATCCTGATAGAAGCAAAATTAAAAACCGCTTCGAGACACATGGCTGACGCGGGTGTACAAATGGCCCAAGCCTCCCTGCTCGCCGGAATGCCCGCTGGAGGCATGGCGTTTATTCCCGCAAAAGGCGCCCGTGGCGGCCGCTTAGGCAGAGCTCCCGGCTACCAGTCTCTGGCTGTCCCCCTAAATCAAGCGCAGCAAACGACGCCCGCACCGACCCCTGCGCCGACTCCGACCCCGACTCCAACTCCAACTCCAACTCCAACTCCAACTCCAACTCCGACTCCGACGCCCGCGCCGACACCGGAGCCCTTTGACTTCCAAGGGGCTTTCGACAAAGCATTGAGCAGCTACATGGGGCAGATGGAGCAGCCGGGTTACTTTGATGAAGACTTCGTTAGCGATCTGTTCGGGCAGATGGCGCAGCCGTCTTACTTTGATGAAGGCTTCGCTGATGCGCAGGAGCCCTCAGGAAGCGGACAAGCCGCTGCGCAAGGGCAGACACAGGCGAGCGGAGGAAAACAAAAACAAACGAAAACTAAAGCGCAACAATTGCTGAGCTCAGCAATTAAAACGAACAAAGATAACACAAAACGCGTAACTAAATCCGAGGTCCGCTCAATGCTCTCGTCGGGTGTTAGTGCGAAGGAAATAAATAAGGCACTTAAATCCAAGGGCTCTGGCTACTTAGGCTCTAAGGCTTCCAAGTTCTTGTCTAAGTCTCTGGCGGCACAGAAGGCGGGTAAGCCTGTGCCCACGGGGCAGCCTAAGGCGCGGACAAAGGCGAAAGAACAAGTAAAGCCAAGTAAAACAAAACAACAGGCAGCGGTTGTGTCTAAGTACAAAACGCAGACTGCTGGCCGGACCCCCAAAAAAGCGGCCCCCGTTCAAAGACAGGCTCCGGCAAGACAGGCTCCGGCAAGACAGGCTCCGGCAAGACAGGCTCCGGCAAGACAGGCTCCGGCAAGACAGGCTCCGGCAAGACAGGCTCCGGCAAGACAGGCTCCGGCTCAAAACCGTGGACCTAGCAAGAGCTCAGGGAAAAAGAAAAAATAACAGGGTAAGGGCTAGACACCTAAACTCAATCCATCTGGGGTAAACTCAGGTGGATTTTTTGTATCTAAGTGGAACTAGCAAAAATCAAACTAGATAAAGAGAGAGAACTTCAAGTTCTTAAGATAAACGACCGTTACCATGGGATTGTTTGGGACGGTGATTCGCTGGAGATTACCACGGAGGGGTTCGCCAGTGCTCTTAAGGCTGCAAACGAAACGAGGAGACTCAAAAAGACAAACAACTTAAAAACTACTGTTAAGAAACAAAATAAAGACAAGACAAGCAAACCTAAAATCGCAAAAGAGCAAAAACTTAAATTTTACACCGAGGCTGAAATGGCGCAGCTAACCCACTTGAGGTTCAGAGAGGCGTGGGTCATTGTCAGACGAAAAGGGGGGTTTGTCGAAACCTCCCTCACCGAAACCAAAGTAGTTTCCTACACAAAGAAACAAGAATCAGCTCAAATATTTAGATCGTACGAAGACGCGAATATGACGGCAAAGGTTCTAGATCGTGTTTACGAGCCAGGGCACACTCTCAGACGATTTTATATTGAGAACAAGTGAAGGAAGATCAGTACACCCTAGAACTTTTAAAAGGACGAAACAGAGTAAACATAAGTATCGAAGCCCTAAACAGCGGGCATGCGAATGCACAGGCACAAGACATATGTAAAGCCCTGCAGGTAGATAAATACACGATGGGTTACGAACAGACAGAGCCGACAGTCTTATCAGACTTATTTAAAAACCTCGCTACCAGCAATTACGATCGCAAAGACTGTGCAGAGTGGGAAGGTAAGTTTGATCCAGACGGTTACCCGTGCCTCTACTTATTTAAACAAAGACTATACGTCAAAAATGTAATATTAAGGTACTTGGATATACCCAGAGAAAACTCAAGCCTAAAACTAATATGCAACAACAAACAGTGTATAAATCCATATCACTTTAACTACACAGAGAGAAAAAACGAAAAGTTTACAGGCGGGGATACACGGATGCTGCTAGCCTACGCAAGCCAAGGGGTCAGCATTGAGCAGATCGCCAAGGCCTTTAACGTACACCGCTCAACAGTTTACAGGAAACTCCACCGTGAACATTTTTACTCTGGGCCTCAGAATCACGGCTAGCGCTTCCGTTGAAGACGGAATCGTAAATGTCCTCGCTGAATCCCTGCCAGCATCGGACAGAAAGTCCCCAACCAAACTTCAACTGAAACAGCAGAAAGATCACTACGTCGGCAAGCTCTTAATCGATCTCAACGTTGACGATACTTGCTTGGCTATCGGTCCCACTAAGCCGACGCCAGAAGGACTGCTAATTATGCAGCCTATGCTCGTAGTTACACCAAAAACAAATTACGAGGATCTTTTAGCGATCAATCTGTTTATCGCCACGGGGGGACTGGGCCCCAAAGCAGATGAGGTCGAGCTCGAAGACACCACCGTAACGAATCGCTCGCTCGCTTGGCAAAACGAAGATAAAGAAACTAATTGGTTTAAGCTAAGCGCATTTGGCGAACTGTCGAAACAGCTGTCAGATTTGCCGCCCGGTACTCCAACGATCGCTGTGGGCAAAGTGTCCAGCGCTACTAAGGACGACAAAACCTACCTGAACTACACTGTTGATAAGGTGCTTTATCTGCCTAAATCTACTAGGACTGCACCGAAAAAAGCTGCTGACCCTGAAAAGGGCAAAGTAGCTCCCGCCGCTATCGGTTCGATTGATTTCTCTCTTTGATTCTCTCGGTAACTTCCTATGGTTTACATCGCTGGAAACTTTGAAGCAGACGAAATTCTCTGCAACGTTCCGCCTCACACACTAAGAATCGACCTTCAAGCCCGTCGCTGGAAGTCAGACGTTGATTCCGAATCTGCCATCACGGATTCAAATGACAACGGTATACCGATCGAGTTCGTTCTTTTGGGCTTCAGTCCGTTCTTCGGCAACTTAGGTATGCGAAACGGGGAAGAGTTTCTCCGCATCGCGTATATCGGTGTAACTCCTCAACATCGTCTATTGCCTCCCCGGTGCGTTACAACGACGATCGTCTCAGGGAAGTCGAGCCAGAAGAACTTCATCTCCTACTTCCAAAACTTATACAACAACCGTATTAACTGCGCCAGCGTTATTACGAGTACTAAGTTTGTCACTAAAAGCTTTAGTGAGCGGGACCCAAACACGGGTCAAGACGGGGCAAAAATTAACTACAACGCACTGGAGTTTAAGGATCGACCGGCGACCACGCCGGAGGAAAAGAAGCTCCTGGCAGATGTAAACGAGTGGCTCAAAGATAAAGGCGGAGAAATGCTCCCGGCGGCGCTTCGCTCCCACATTCCTGGAAGCAATCTCGTGGAACTGCCACTCGGCACTGACCACGCGGCGATCAAAAAGGCTTTTGTAGAGGCGAATCCGCCTACGGGATCCGCTCCGTCACTGGCGGGAATGGGGGATATCCCTCGTTTGGCCTCTGCCAACGCCGAGCCGCCTCAGGCAACCGCGAAGAAAACCCGGACAATTGAGGTCGATGAGGATCGAGCCAAGGAATTGGGGATAGACTTTTGAGGTGACAGCAAGGGGACGGGGGAGGTTAAAGACCTCCTCTTTTTTTGTCTATGATCTTCCGCAGCCCGAAACAACGAACTTATCGACAAAGAGTCAATGGAGAGTGGGTAACTATATACCTAAGCAAGCTAGATCCCGATATCTGGAACGTAGGGTTAGCTATATCGAAAAACAAACGATCTCAGAATGATTGGTATAGACACAAAGAAAACAAACAAGCTCGAAGGGTAGGGACGCAGCGAAAGGGTCGAGGCTTGAAACCCATGATGGTTTTACACCGACTCCTGGAGAAAGCAATCGACGAACTACCAGAGGGCCACAGCTTAGTCGCGTTTCCAAGCTCAGCTAAGAAGATAACGCTTACAGCGTACGCTCAAAGGTTTGGCTTCCATCCGCACCAAACGACGGGCGGGCAACGTCTATGGGTTTTAGTAAAGCTGCAAGATCAGGCACGCCAGCCGGAGTAGACGCACACCAGCGAAGCATACGATTAAAGAGATTTGATTTTACAAGCAGCTGCTTGTGCATCGCCTCAAACACAGAAAGCAGCTGGTCTTTAGATAACTCTTTAGCGTCCAACATGACTCTTTGATGAAGAAAGTCTTGTTCAGGAGTAATCCACTCTAAGTCGGACATAGCTATAAGCAGAGTCATTAAGGAAAACAAAGGAACAAGCGATTCGCTGGGTAAGACGCTAAGCTTTTAAAGCTTAATTAACTAACATGGCTGAGTTCTACAACCTGCCTGCTGGCGTCGTCCACGCGCTGGTCAAACACTCCTTTATACAAGGATCAATTTTTGTCCCGCACGACCCTCTAAACATACTCACGGATCACCTTAAAAGCCACAATTATTCAGTGACGACTAACACAGACGAAGAAAAACTGTACGATCCAATCTGGTGGGTCGGGGAGAAGCAAAAGAAATACGATTGGGTAATAGCTTCGACAATCGGCTCCAAAGACCATAACGAGTATATTCTAGAGTACGGATTACAGATAGCACAGTGTGGTTTGGCCGTCTTGGACAGACTCTCATTCATAGAGCCAGTAACTAAACGCAAAAGTTTTTTATTAAAAAACAAGCTTTCTAATATGATCGTATTCTCCCCGCGTCCTAAGTTCAGGGCGATCGGTTCCACGCGTGACTCGGTTACCGCCTGCTGGTTTGTTTTCCAAAAACCTGAAAACTGGACAGACGGTACTCAGATCACGTATGCGTTGAACTGGGATATTGCGGACCCACTGCCTCCCCTCCCATGAAGAGTAAAGCCGACAAATTCCTTCGCTATCAAGAGCAGATCTTAAATCAGCTGGATCATATGAGTAAAACATTAGAAAAGATGTGTGCGCTTATGGTCTCGGATCAGATCCTGCAAGAAAGCGTGTCTCCGGAGGGTGAGGCACGCAGTGCAAATGAGTGCGCAACGATCGTAAAGGAGAGTTTTTCCGCAGCTTTGTGTTTGTCAGAAAATCTAGAGGAGGATCTGAAGGCTTTCGACTACTCAAAATCAGAGTTCTTTGTGGACGAGGAGGATGATAGTGACGAAGAGAATGGCGGCGAACCAATCCGTATATCGAGCGTTTTTTAGTACGTAAGCTATACTTTTGATAATTGACACAGTTCAGTGTCCCAAACTAGATTAACACTCGACGGTTTAAGACACTACGTTTGCAACGGAGTAAACCGCCCGCTTCCTTCCGTCACAAGTATTCTGTCTGCAACCCAAACAGAAGAAACCCGCAGGAAGCTGCAACACTGGAACCTCAACAACCCAGGTGTTGCAGAAAAAGCGGCGGAACGAGGATCCTGGATCCACAACTCCGTAGAGAACTACATTCGCGGGCTGAAGGTCTACCCCTCCACGGCGTACGCTCCGTACTGGAACGACATGCCCGAAAAACTCGATGAGTTGCTGGGCTCAGCCACGGTGCTGTGGTCGGAAAAGCCCTACAACCAACCCAGTTGGTCAAAATACGTAGGAGAGGACGGTGTGGGCAGACTGCATTACTACAACGAAAGTCAAGATATCGGATACGCAGGATGCCCCGACATTATTTATAGAGACAAAAACGGTGAAACGATCCTAGGAGACTTCAAAACTTCCCTAGGGCCATACTCTTCGCGTTTCCCTAACGCCAAAGCCGACCTCCCAGAAGATCTGCGAAAAGCGCTGATCTCCGGTGTGTTCAAGCTTAAGAAAACAACGCTGCAGCTAGCAGCCTATAAGTTAGCGGCAGAGACTTGTCTAGGCGTTAAAATAGATAAAACTCAAATCATAGTAAGCACACCTTCTCCTGAGTACTCTGTACAAGTGTTTACATTTAGTGAGAAAGAAGTAGAAAAACATACAGAAAGCTGGATGAGTACACTCAACTCATTTTACGCACAGATTAATAACGTGTAATTTTTTAAGGTTTGCGTGGTGTTGACGCCCGCACCGCCCGTGTCAGAATGGTCCGTCTCCGGTCGCCTCGAATGGAATTTGTTTACTCTCGAAACGAGGTTGTCAGGGAGTATATAGACCCGAAACTTGGCAAGATCGGAGCGAACGGCAACTTCACGGCGTTTAATAATAATTGGATTGCAGATGTAACTGATATTCAAACGATCGCTCAACATACTTGTGACGGGTATGGGCTCTGCGCGTGGCACTTAGTTGAAGGGAAAAGGACACGCAAAGGAACTGGGTGTATAAAAGCTGGTCTAATAATTGTCGACATAGATAACCAAGCAGACCATAAGGATAAGGACGGAAATAAAGTACAGAAACAAGAACTAACTGTCGAAGAAGCATTAAACCTAGACCTTTGCGCAAAGTATTTAAGTTTTGCTTACTACTCGCCCAGTACTTCGAAAGATTGGCCGAGGTTTCGTCTGGTCTTCGGTTTAGAAAAACCAATCGTCGATAAAGACTTCTACCAATGGTTCACAAGGGAGATCACCAAAAGGATTCCTGGCTCAGACGTTAGGGCCACGCAAGTCCCAAACCTGTTCTACGGAACAGCCGCGCAAGACGGGCTGATTTGTATAACTGAAAAGTTTATTCCTGCCTGGCAAATAGATGACGCGTACAGAGCTTATCTAGCTAGCCCGCGAAGCACAGCAGAGGGAGACGGACAAGACGCTGCCGAGCTACTAGATGTAGCTACAGACGAGGAGGGCATTGAACTTGAGCCACTTCTTAGTAGAGCGGTTCAAAAAATCTTGGAAGGCGAGGAGGTGTCGGACAGATCCTCCGAGACAGCGGCAGCATTTAAAGAGATCCTCGGCTGGGTCAACTGGACACAGGAACACGGCATCCCCCTCAAGACCTCCCCTCTTGACGCCGCGAACCGGGTGTTCTATGCTGTGTACCAGTACGACCCTGAGCTAGACGGAAAGTTTAACCGCATCCTAAGCAGCATCCAAGACACCGAGTCCCTTCAGCCGGCCATCACGCTAGCTGCAGAAGATAAAGATCTAGCCGCTTGGAAGAGACTCAAAAAAATCAACAAAGAAGTCTTTGACACTTATTGCACAGAAGAAACCAAAAATCAAATTAAAAACTCCAAACCAAAACCTAAAAACTCCGTGCTGTCAATGGACTTCGGGAGCTTTGATTTAAGCCCCGATTCTCCCACGCCGGGCAAAAGTACTGCAACGTCGACATCAACATCAACATCAACAGAACCTCCACAATCGGCCGTGACTACAACACCTCAAACCCCGACACAATTAATCAACCTTCAGCAGAACAACAGACAGTTCAGCGAAAACGATATTGCAGATATCATTGTAAATAACTACGGAGAACTCTTCCTTTACGACTCAAGCTTGGATGAATTCTTTGCGTACGACGAAGACGACGGTGTGTGGTTCTTAAACGATGAGCAGCACATCAAGCGCCGTATTGTGAAAACTCTCGACACGTTTGTGCAAGCTGGAGTTCTGCCTCGATACAACTCGGCAACGATTGGGTCCGTCTACCTGATCCTTAAAGCCAAACTTCTCAAGTCCGTAAACGGAGGACGCTCGTCAATCTGGCAGAGTGCTCGCGGGCAAGTTCCGTTCAACAACGGGGTGCTAGACACTAAAGCGCTTAAGTTCACGCCAGGTAACCACAAAAACTATTACTTTCAGACAAAACTTCGATTCGACTATGACACAAACGCCGCGTGCCCCGAGATCCTTAAATGGCTGACTTGGGCGGTAGGATCGGACAAGGTAATTCTGATCAGGGCATTCTGCCGGGCGGTCTTAACGGGCTACACCACTGGAGAACGCTTCCTCCACCTGATCGGTCCTGGGGGCTCGGGTAAGTCCACGCTGCAGCAGCTGCTGATCGCGCTGGCGGGCTACTCCGGCACACACACAAGTGATCTGGAAACGATTGAAACTAATAGATTCGAATGTCACAGCTTAATCGGTAAACGTCTGCTGCTGCTAACTGATGAAGCCTCATTCAGTAAGCGACTCGACACCCTGAAGAAACTTACGTCATCTAGCGACACACTGCGAGCGGAGCGTAAGTACGGAAAGGAAGTGGTCAACTTCAAACCCGAATTGTTGGTGTCCATCGCTAGTAACGAGCACATCAGCAGCTCAGACATTAGTAGCGGTCTGGAGCGACGCCGGCTAACGGTAGTCATGGATCAAGTGGTTGATCCGTCCCTGCGGCGAAATCTAATCAGCGTTTACCCAGATCGAATTGAAGGAGAATTTACGGCTGAACTTCCGGGATTCGCAACATGGCTACTGGATATGCCATACGACGAGATGAAAGATGTACTCGCCAACCCCGTTAAACATTGCCCAGATCTAAACACCTCAAACCTCGATGCGCTGATTTTTAACAACCCGATCTGCGCATTCCTCGCTGACTGCTGTTTGTACGCTCCGAACAGCGCCACTGTGCTTGGAGGGGGTGCGTTCCGCCCATCCGTCGACGAGTCTGAACGAGGCTATTACGTCAAAAACGCATATACAGAAGTGTACGCTGCTTATGTAAACTACTGCAAATCAAACGGATACAAGCACAGCGCAAAACCTAGATTCGTGGACCGCCTTAAGGAAACAGTTAATAACGTTGTGAAAATACCAGGAATTAATGTTAAGTATGTTAAAGGGAAGGCAATGGTAACCGGTCTGCGGCTTAAGCCATATGACACCTCGACAGATCGCGCAGCGTCCGGTAGCAATAGGCTGCCCTCCCCCATAGACTGGGCCACGGATCCGCACGCTTGGGATCCCGCTTTCACAGAACACGACCCTGCACCAACAGAATCAAATGATTAAAAATCTATACGCGTACACCCTTGCTATCGGAGGCTTGGCAACTGTATCCGTTGGGATACAGAACCCCGAATTCCTCTCGATCCCGATCGCCGCAACCGGGGGCGGGTTAGCCGGAGTCTCGGCTAGCAACGAAAGGCGCCGCATCGCTGAGACAAAAATTCGCGAGGCGTCGAAAGTGGCCACGGCCTTTCAGGCTTCCTATGGCAAGAACCGAGGATTGATCCTCGCGGAGGAGATTTCCGTACTCGGCGACATTCCTCTAGAACAAGCCGTCGCCTTTTTAGACGCTTTGGCTAGGGAAAATAACGGCAGGGTCCTGCCCTCAGAGCAAGGTACAATCTTCAGCTTTCCCCACCCGGAAAACGTAATTGAGGCACTAACCGCAAACGCTCAGCAGTGGGCTCAGTCCCAGGTAGAGCAACTCCAAATTGAAAATCAACAGCTAAAACAGAACATGATGGGCATCGAACAAAAATTAAACTCAGCAGCAGCTGCGATGGCTGCACAGTCTCAACAGACCGAGACGCGTAGGAAAAAACTTAGAGATGACAGCATAGACCCCTGGAATAACCTGCTGTAAGACCATGTTTAACAAACTTAAACTATACACAATAAAAACTGAAAACTTAGAATTAGAGCTCCTAGCTAAAGATTCTATTCAGGCCATTTGGACGGCACAAGAACTCTTGCCTAGAGAAAGAATTATCCGCGTAACTTTAACTGATCAGTGGTTTGATGCTTAATTAAATGACTAACCAACAACACCCGATCACCCCACCGCCTGAGCTGGTGCAGCAGTGGAGAGCCGCTGCCAGCAATGTTCCGGCTTCGCTATCTACGGATCCCGGTGGGCGGCGAGATTACATCGACTACATCGCCACCCAGGCCGCCCGCTGGGGTGCCGACCAGGAGTACGCTCTCGGTGCCGACCAGGAGCTGGAGGCGTGCCTGGAATGGCTTACGGAATACGGATGGAGCGGCATTGCTTACAAACTCCGCCACGCCCGCCGTCCCAAGCCGCCGAGCTTGAAGGAGCAGGCGCTGAATGCCTTGGAGCACCTTGCTCTCGGACCTGACCCAACGGCATTCCTTGCAGACATGGACACCATCCGCCGCGCCCTCGAACAACTCACCGACTGACTACCATGAAAAGCCTTAACGACTACACAGCACTTGGCGCCATTGTCTTAGTGCTTTTGCTAATGATTGCAACAGCTTGGTGGTGGATCCCCCAAAAGTGGCAGGCATGTGAACGGCTTTATGACAATAAGCCAGCGCAGATTTTCTGCCTGCTGGCATCTGAGTGAGGAGAATCAATGACTAACCCCGACTACCGCGCCCTGTGCGCCCGCCCAACCGTCCGCCCACGCCCACGCCCTACTCACCCCCGAGTTTACCAATGACTAAGTACATTTCCGTTCGCCAACAGCTTTGGCATGAACCCGTTTTTTCACCAGAAGAAAAAGAGGAGTTCGCTCCAACTAGGCACCAAGTTGATCGCTGGAAAGCCGAAGCGTCTAATTTTCCTGCCACTCTTGACGAACTCCCTTATGGACGACGTGATTGGTGGGACGTACTTGCTACTCGTGCATACCAAGCTGGACGAGCTTCTGTGACCGAGCCAGTGGCGGAGGGGCCTACGGATGAGGAGCTGCTGCGAGTTGCAGCAAATGCGCTCGGATATTTGTCAACTTCGCCATGGGATTTTGAGTCTGTGCCGATGAGTGCAGACGATGTGCTGACTATCGCCCGCGCCGCCCTTGCTCGCTGCGGCCGTCCCGTCACCGCGCCTGTGCCGGAGCCGGGGGAGGTGGAGGGCTCCAATGACTGACCTCTCCCCCGCCGCGCAGGCGGTACGTGACGCTGCTTTTGAGCCTTGGCAATCCACTGACACTCCAGAATCCATTGCCGCCGCCGCCCTGCGGGCTGCTGCGAATCAGGTGGTGTTAGATAAACCAGCACCCGACGTTGCTTCTCTTAAAGAGTTCGAACGCTGGGATGCCAAGCGATTTGTGCGCCTTCAATTCCTCGCCATCGCCGCCGAGCTGGAAAGTGCGGATGCTTAACGACATCGCCCGTTGCCACGGCATTGACTGCCGCCAAAAGCATCAGTGCGCCCGGCACACCACGCCTATCCCAGACAACGTATTGCTGTCGTGGGTGGCAACCATGAACCCCGAGCGGGCGCACCTGTGCGCTGGCTTCATCGCCGCCGAGCTGGAGGGTCAGCCATGACTGACCTCTCCCCCGCTGCGCAGGCGGTGCTGGATGCCGCCACTCCTGCTCTCAATAATCTTGATGCCTGTGGTTTCAACCATCAGCGTTACGACCGCAAGGCCCTTGCCGCCGCCCTGCGGGCTTTAGACAGCCAACTCGGCCATGAAATCCTGGGCGTACGCGGTGTGGACTGTTCGCAGATCCAACTCATCGCCACCGAGCTGGAGGCTCAGCCATGACCCTCGACTACCGCGCCATGTGCGCTGAGCTTGTTGATGCGCTGGATTCTGGTATTCCAGCCGGAAGGATTCGCATGTCCCCGCTAGCAGACCGCGCCCGCACACTGTTGGCCCAGCCCGAGCCAGAAGAGGATGACATTCACTACGCCTGGGAACTGCACGATGCCGAGGGTGATTGGCAAGCCGGTGGTTCCGCCAACAGCTTGGAAGATGTTCAAAGAGAAGGTAATCACTACCTGCAAACCTACTCGCAAGATGGGCCCCACAAGCTGATCATTCAGCGGCATTGCGTATCAACCATCGAAGAAGTGACCAATGACTGACCACTCCCCCGCTGCCGCCGCGCAGCATCCGATCACCCCACCGCCTGAGCTGGTGCAGCAGTGGCTCACCGAGGGCCACCATCAGGATTACTGCAGCGCTTCCGAGCACGCCATTGCCCAATCCGCCCGCTGGGGTGCCGACCAGGAGCTGGAGGCGTGTTGTCAGGTGCTTTATGCCCGATACGACATTCCAAATTGCATAGATCCCAAGATGGCCGAAGACATGCGTGAGTGGCTCCGCGCCGCCCGCCGCCCGAAGCCGCCGAGCTTGAAGGAGCGGGCGCTTGACGCCCTTAAAAGACAAGCAGTTCGATCAGTCCCTTCGCTGATAGCAACAGAAGATTGCGACACCATCCGCCGCGCACTGGAGCAACTCGATGACTGACTTCCGAGCACTGTGCGCTGAGCTTCACGCTGCCTTTAACACCTACGCAGTGGATATGAAGCACCATGACTTACTGGAACGTGCCCGCGCACTGCTGGCCGAGCCGGAGGCCGAGGGGCCGGCTGTGTCCGATGACAGGGAACCGGCCTCTGTCATTCCCCAGCTTAATGATCAACTTCACCGTCGAG